TGAGAAATTAGAAATTAGAAAAGTTTTTAGTAAAAGAATTTTTAAAAGATTTAAATTTCGAAAAATTAAAGTAAGTAAAGAGATTTCAAACAAGGAGTACTTTCTCAAGAACTGAGAAAGTACGACAATGGTAAAGCGTGTTATCTCGAACACGAGCTAACACGCTCCATTGTGAGAAAGTTTTAGAGAAAGATTGAACAAACTAACTAGAGAGAAATAACTAGGGAGCTAGCTGGCTTTGGAGAGCCAGCCCTAGCTCTAGTAGGAGATAAAAGTTTGTTCAATGAAAAGAAAAATTTAAGAAAAGGATTTTTCCCTTAAAGCTTACACAAGTTGCCAAAAAGGCAACAGAAGCTTTAAGGGAAAATCATCACCTGAGAGAATAGAAGAATTTTTGAAAAGAGATTAGGAAAATGAAATAAAAGAAAATTCACCAAACGTAGTTTGAAAAAGGGACTGCGTCGCAGACATCACGATAAGGGCGCGCCGGTTGCGTTTGCGGGTGGGTAAGTGTGTAGGCATGGAATAGTGATTACAGGCGCGTAGAAGCTCTCTAAGGGGTTATTGAGGGTGTAGGTGGTACTATGGTAGCTTGAAGGCTACGTCGCAATCTGAGAGCTTCCTAGACCCCTTAGCGAAGGGATAGGGTTTTAGAGGATAGGAGAAAAAGAAAAAGAGAGCTACTAGGATAGCTCTCTAGAGGGTACTGACTAATCTTAGTAGACTATCCAGTACGTGGTTATTGTAGTTATTATTACTACCTACTATTGAACGAGTTACAGCAGGTTATTGGTTTATTATTAGGTTAAATAACGAACAGTGCTTATTTCTTATTCTACTGACTTAAGCATTAGCCAGATAGTCAAGAAAACAATGGTTAAAACAGCGTTTAATACGAGACTCATTATGAGAGCTCGCATTAACAGTGTTTCCATTTTGCTTTTCATGGCACTGTCCTTTCTAACTTCAGTGTAGGCTCGATTGTGGATAGTAGTGCTGGTAGAGCCTTGTTTACCAGTGACTACTGAGCACTGCATACGCCCAGGGATAGCTTAATTGCTATCCCTGGTAATATGCTGCACTCTGTGAATATTGTTGTTAAAGATTGATGCGGTCTATTACCACCAGTCTACACGCTGCCAGCCTTTACGATAGAGCTCGTATAGTTCTTTATCACGTATACGTCGACTCATGGTGTGCGCTACTACACGTGATTTCTCGTAGAGATTGTCTACTAGCTTAGTGATGTCTTCAGTAGTGAGAAGCATCAGGTGACTAGCGTTAGCCACGTAATGACCTACTTCGGTAGTGTCTACACCAGTATGCTCAGCATTGGAATGTGTGATAAACTGGATGACTTCTAGCTTAGCTTCTGTGTGTTCTATTTTGACTTCAATGAACTCATTACGCTTAGCTATTTGCCAAGTGATGATAGTGGTAGTATCGGCTACATGTACTTTCCAATCTTCAGCATTATCACGACAACGTTTGTCTAGCTCTGCTACTAGGTCTTCGATAAAGAGCTCTGTGTTACCTAGATAGTTCATTGGGCTACCTCCTTGAGTGTATTAGTCAGCCAGACAGCAGCTTGACGCATGTCTTGTGCTATTGCGTTGTTACTGCTGCTTGTAAACCAAGTCCTGATTAATCCAACTACTTTACCACGAGCTTTCTTGTTACCAGCTATGCTGTAATGGTCAGCAGGATAAGTAGCTTTAACAAGATAATTGACATCACCTTTGCTTTTAGCGACATTCAGTCGATAGACGTACTGCTCAGCAGCTGCTGGACCGTAGTCCTCCTTAGTAGCTGTTAGGTAATACTTACGGTTCTTTTTGTCAGTGAAAGTGTAGTGGGTATAGACGACACCTTGGCGTTTACCATTGACTGCTTCTAGAGTGAGCTCGTAGCCTTTTTCGTTAGCTACTTCGAGTAATTGAGTCACGAATGTGTTAAAGAGATTCATTTGGAATATACTCCGTGGAAATTAGATTAGTGGGAAATAACTGAATGAATTAGCTATCCATTCAGGTAGGTGATATGTGATTGAGCTTGATTTGAATTTGCTTTGTGTAAATAAATACAGAGCAGTATTGTATTTATGCTCATTGCTTAGTTAATGATTCTCAGAGTGCTGGTGTAATTGAATACTAGCAGTGAGTTATTATGTCAGGATTAGCTGTTTTGCCTTTAGCGATTGCTGGTTTCCTGTTAGCCAGTTTGGGTTGAAAACAAAGTTTTAGGAAAACAAAGTTTAAAGCGAAAACAAAGAAGCTTTAAGTGAGAACGAACTAGTGACTAATCTTGACAATTCCTTTGGTTTTTTGATTGACATTTTAAAACTCCTTATTTAAGCCTTTGGATAAAAGACCTTCTGGTATGATTGTACTGGGAGGTCTTTTCTTTTTTATAATAGTTCTATGGGTTCGTGGCTGCGACAGCTTATTGTTAATTTCCTCCTTTCATTTTCTGCTTGTTGAGCCATGACCCGCCTCTTTGCTGTCTTGTCTGTTTTTTAATCCGGTGGGTTTTTTGAGAAAACACCTGAGTATTTGCCCGCATGCTGCAGGCCTGAATTCCTTCTGCTCAGGTTTACTTCGCGGACAGGACAGCACCCTTATTTAGCATGAAAGTCCTTAAAGTAATGTGAATGGCATATCTCTCCAGGGTAGCTTAATTGCTCCCCTGGGATTATGCCGTACTTATTAATTTTAATATCTAATTCCCAGTAACGGCAGAGCATTTCTTGTAGATGCTCTGTTATGATTTTACTTTACTAAACAAAGGATTTTTCATCTATGTCTACTATAGCGTCTCCTATTAACGCAGCTTTAAATGAGCTACGTTTTCTTATTCCTCTACCTATTCTAGAAAAAGTATTTATCAAACGCTCACAACGATGGCGTGAGAGACATGTCTCTCTTAATGAGCGTATCATGGAAGAAGTAGTGCGTCCACGTGTGTTACAGGACTGTAACATCGCTTATGGTCAAACTGCTTTTGTAGACCTTTCACAGTGTCCTGTAGAGTATCCTACTCCTTATACACAGGTCTATCGCATTCCTAAGACTCTTACTCATGGTAGGAGTATTCTATCAGCTTTGAATGTTAGCTTTGGTGTACCTAGTGTAGGTGGTCAAACTGGTGTATACTCACCTGCTAGTGGTAGCTCACTAGTGACTGCTAGTACAGCTCTAATGAATGCTAGTGCTAATATGCCAGTGACTAGTACTGCTAATGTAGTATTGATAGGTGAGAATATTGTCATGGTACGTGACACATTGACCATGGGAGGTAATGCGTATTTACGCTGTATATTAGAGAATGACGAGCAGATGAGTCATCTGCATTACAAGGTAATACCTGTTTTGAAAGAGCTAGTAGGTTATGCTGTCAAGAGTTATATCTACGTGAATTACGTATTAGAGATGGATCAGGCTGAATTGACTGGTGGTTTGGAGCTAGGTGAGTTTAAGAACATCGTGAATGAGTATCGTGATGCAGAGGAGTTGTATCAGACTACTCTGAGAGAGAAATACGCCAGAGCTGCTGTAAGTACTGACCATGAGCAGATGAGACGTTTTGTGAAATTACAGATTGGTGGTTATCGCTAGAGCTATAAGTAAAATAATACCAGTAGCTAGATGTTATAGTGAGCAAGTGACTGGCTACGCGTGTAGCAGTCAGATTCGTACGCTAATTAGGCAGCACCACACATAGCGCAGAGTATTACTCCTATGCTACTGTGCTTTATATTGCAGCTTTGGTCGACGGACCTAGCGACATCCGACTCCGTCATAGGCGACGGCTGCGCTTTGCTCACTTTCTTTTTCTTTCATTGGGTATGGTATACAGTAGCTAGGAGAGTCTTCGGACTCTCCTGGCAGTATGCCGCGCTCAGCGAGCTTCGCTTAGCGTAGCGAGCTATGCCGTTTTAATCTCCGATTAAAACGACTCTGAGGGGAGGGGCTTGTACCCCACCCCCTATGCCGCGGCGATAAAAGCAAAAAAAAAAAAAGTACCAACACCTATTCTCTATTGTACTACTGACCTAGCAGTAATAGCAGTGAATCATTCACTACCCTTAACTGAGACAGTACAACTTCACCTTCTTCGTCTTCAGGGTTGATATTGTCCAGAGTCAATTCGTTTCCATTATACAGCATTTTAAAATAGACTCCGTTTTTACCAGCTATGAAATAGTCGTTGAAGTAGAAGAAACATCCATTACCAGCATAGCCTGGTACCGATAGCATAACTCCTTTAACTAGAGCTTCCACAAAAGACCCTACTGCATTGCTTTCAATCAGTCGTTTGATTAAACTGACTAAGGTAGTAGTTTGAGTGACTAGTTCCAGTTTGGTACTAGGCTTAGAGAACTCGTCTTCATTGCGGAAGACCACATTCATTTTAGTAGTACCAGGTATAAGCTGTTTAGAAAAGACTGGTTTAATACCAGCAGCTAATATCAGACTAGTAGCTTGCTCTAAGTCAGATACGTCAAATAAGGCGTATACTGCCCCATCAGCAACATTCACTTCCAAATTTCTAGTACCTAGTAATAGTTCTAGCAATTCGTCATTTGTATTCATTTTTCTAATCCTTTACTTGAAAATAAGTAATAATAAATTCACCGTCTTCTTCCCTCACATTTAATACTTCTCGCTTGGGACTAGACAGTTTTCTAAACAATTCAGATTTACTGATAGGTTCTTCTTCCATCTCTGCAGTATCGCAGAGTATTACAGGCGCTTCTATTTGTTTGCTAACCCTAGACATTACCTTGTCTCCTAGACCAAGCATACCACACTGAGCAATGATATCATCAGTACTGAATTGGTCAGATACTACAATAATCGTATCTTCAGCACTACACCCACCAATACTTACAGGTAATAGACAGTTAGGGTATTCAGACTCAGGAGTCATCATCCAAGCCAGTATAGTGCGTTTAGCATGCTCAGTAGTAGGCTTATTAGGTACACTAATCATGCTTACGTGACGTACTGTATCAGCAGGGTCTTCATTGAGACCTAGGATACACGATACTCCTTTGTTAATCTGACGTAATACATTGTACAAAGCTGCAGCTTTAGGAAAATCCTTTCTAGTAAAAGGTATAAGGATTTTGCCGTTGAATTGTACACTTTCCTTGTACTTGTAAAGAGCAGCAAACTCCTCAGCTACTTCTAGGTTGTAGTTGCTGAAAGCTACAAAGATGTCGTCTCTACCAAATAGCTTATATACATCAATATCCTTAGAATCAGTATAGTCACGCACCACAGTCATCACCATGTCAGCATCCAACTTATTATCTTCTTCACCGAATACAAACATCTTCACAGTAGCGTTCTTGTAATTGATATCAGGCAACCACAGTAGAGTAGCTCTTCCATCTACAAACTGCACAATGCGGATATTGTTCATTACATCTGTCTTGCTTAATACAGGAAAGGTTACACTGAATACAACAGAACCATTATCAGACACCTCTTCCTGTTTTACAGTATAGCCCATCTCTTTCAGGATGGTAGCAGCTTGATTGAATACATTTTCACTAGGTGCTATCATGCCTTTATGTTCAAAAGCATTTTCTTTCTTACCATTGATTAGACTAAAGACATTGCTGACATTTTGCAGCACTGTAAATACTTCATTTTGCATTTTACATTTCCTTATTAAAAAGAGTAGTAGAACCGTTCTACACTCAATAGAGTAATATATTTCTGATTGTTTCTTGATATGATTTTATTAAGCAAAAGGATTAATTATCATGCGTAATTTCTTAGGTACACGCCTTGAGTCTATCTTGAAAGAGAAAGAAGTATTAGAAGAAGGTACACGTATTAAAGTAGTAGGTCCACTCTCTAATGTATTTACAGAAGCTCTTAATGAGCAGTTAGCTAGAAAAGAAAATGAAGTAATACCAGTAGTAGAGTCATTTACTGACCCTGTAGTGATTGCTGAGTATTTGAAGAGCAAACAACCTAAAGCTAAGCCTGCTAATGTAACTGTCTATGCTTATTCTGATTCTAATATCACAGACAGAGATTTCGTAGACGTATCAGCAGCTATCGCTACAGCAGATAGTCCTGATGAAGTAATTGTCTGTGGTGTGGATTGCCCTGCTGAAGGTGTAGCTAGTCACAGACAAGCTATCATGCGTGAAGCATTTGAGAAAATGGTAGTAGCATTAGGTGCTAAGCATTGTCGTAGTGGTAATGGTTTAGTAGCTGCTATTGAATCTAATCGAGTATAACTATCATGTCTTACAAGAATATAAAAGCAGTATTCGATGAGGTTTGCTCTGAATTAGTGATAGATGAGAAGCTTATTAAGAGATTGAATGATTATCGCACTAAGTTTATTAATCGTAATGCTGACCACATTGAGTTCTTTGGTGGTAACTTACTAGGAGTACAAGTAATACGCTTTGCTCCTAATGATAGAAATGAATGGTTTAATGACATATTGCAGGTAGATGAGTACGACTTAGAGGATAAGCTTTATTCATTACCTGATGTAAATCCTGAGTTTCAAGTCTCTAGTGATGTGATGAACTTATCATGCTTGTGGTTGAGTTATGCATTCTTGCGTAATACTAAGCTGTCTATTAAACAGAAAGAAGAAGCTCGTTTTACTATCATGATGATTCTGAATATTAAGCTATTGACTAGCTTAATGTTCCATTACTTCAAATACCCAGCTGATAGAGAGAAAGCTGCAGCTACTTATGCTGAGCTCTCTTACAAGTACGCTATTAAGCAAGAGGGTAGCTGGTATAAAGTACTAGAGAAACGTAGTGAAGACATCTTACATGACAATTCCATCCATGCTAAAGCACTGACTAAGTTTGATAATGACGTTTCTATCATTTACATGATAAACGATATACAGGGTAGATTGCGTAACATGGTAAAGAACATCTACTCTGTATTCATGCGTATCCATGAACAAGATGTACGTATCTCTACTAGTAGTGCTTTAATAGAACATGATGGTACAGAGGTACTCAAAGATAAGACTAAATCATTACAGACTTATACGCGTTACTTACTAGATATATTAGCTGATGCTAATACACTAGTGAAAGACGACTTAGTAAATGTGGTGACTAAGCAAATCAAGACTATGCCTGAGAAACTACTCAGACAGACACTAGAGTGGCTTACTAACAACTCAGGTTCTGGTAAACATGCTCCACTGATTGAAGAATCCGTTAATCTACTCATGATACATGCTTTCAATTATCTACAAGGTAATAAAGTATTATTGCGTAATACAGCAGACATGAGTACTCTATTGACTAAGCTAAAAGGCACTTACATGTCTTCTCGTAATACTGATGCTGAATTAAAACAGCTCAGAAACAACTTCGAGAAGATAGCTAAGTTAGCTACTGAGAACAAGAACTCTACAGTGATATCTAGTGTACGTACTGGTACTATGCTGTATCTAGTAATCAGAGCTATTAGCATGCGTCATTATGCTAATAATGGATAGAAAGGAGGAGCTAAGAGAAATGAAGACAGCTATCAATGCTATACTCACCTTTTTCTATCTATTAATAGACAAGCTAAAAGGCAATAGTAAGTTAATCGAGCTAGAGTCATTACCTGAAGATACACTAATTGTAGTAATAAAGATGGTATTTGACTATCAAGTGACTATTACAGTAAAACGTAAGCGTTACTTAAAAGTGTTTGAGAGTAGATGGTTTAGCAGCAAAGAGTACTTTACATTTGAAGTAACTGGTACTTGTGATGCTGGTACACCAGAGTCTATTTGCAGAGCATTTGGAATGCAGTATGTATTCCCTAGGACTTATGCTAATTTTGTACCTGTAAAACACCATTTGGATAAAGCTGTAGACCATTTCTTAGACATGGTAATACAAGAAAATATCCGTGACAAACAACCTAAATAAATACAGCATAAACAGAGGGATAGCTTAATTGCTATCCCTCTCAGTATGCCGTGTATATCAGAATCCTACTCTATTGCTGTAAAAGCTATCATCACTACCACTAAAACGTCTAGTACCAAAGACATTATTGACAGTACGTCTGTCTTTAGCAGTACGCTTTCTATCTTCTTTTACTTTACGTATTAGCTCGTCCACAGTATTGACTTCACCTGCTTCTAATACCAGCTTTCTTTCAATAGCTCTCATTTGCATTTCTAGCCTGCTAGAGCGTACTTCGTCTCTTTCATTAGCATACCTATCAGCTAAGGCTTTAAGCTCACTACGGAGCTTCTGCTGCTCTGTATTGCGCATTCTCTCCAGAGGACTCATCTTACTCATGTCTACCATGCTAGTCATGATATCACCAGGCTCTAGTTCGTAATAGGCATGATTCTTACCAAATAGTACAAACCAATAACCTAATAGCATAGCTACCACTAAGTCATCATGACCACCTTCTTTGTGGTCAATTCTACCATTCTTGTATACCAGTCCTAATAACTGATTGATTACATCTTCATCACCAAACCACCCATCCATGATTTTCACTATCTTAAACAGAGTATCAGAATAGAGCTTACTACGACTAGTACTACCAGCACCACTAGTAGCATAACCAAACTGTTTACGATATCTTACCAATATAGACTCATCTACTCTACCACGTCTAATATCAGCAAATCGATTACTATCAAGGTCACTATCATGAGCTACCATGTTAAAGATACGCTTAAATGGATTCTCACCTTTACTAGGTAAGATACGTAATAGATAGTCAATAATACTACTACCAGTACTACGTCTTTCTGGTACTAGTATCACATTCTTGTATTTAATCAGAAAGTCACCTAACCATTGACTAAAACCAATGATGTTAGTCTCATTGACTTTAGCAGTACAGACTACCCTTAGTGTACGTGTATCAAAGATGAAAATACCAATATCATCTCCACCATTAGCTTCACTAGTATCTAGACCCATTACGAATCTACCACCATTCATTACACGTTCAATATCTTCTTCTTCAATGTACCATCTAAGAATATAATTCTCAGGGGTAATCTCTAAGTGTTTCACAGCTATTTGACTATTACGAATAGAGTCTGCTGTTTTAGGTGTAAAGGGGCTAGTCTCTGTACCGCTAGTCCAGATACAGAGCAGGTCACGAGCTGCTTCATCAGGTGTACCTTGGCTACCTAATAACCTTTCTTTTAACCAAGCATCACTATATCCCAACTGTCTATGTGTAAACCTAGCATACACCATGTTATCACCTTTAGAGTGATTCTTCTTAACAGTATCATGCAATTCTTCAATATTAGCACAGTCGTACAGCTTCTCATTCCAAAGACAAGCTTCTACACACATCTTGTACACGAATCCACCGTCTCGGTCATCCTTACGTCCAGCTGTAGTAGTAATCACTACGCCATAGTCAGCACCAGCTCTCTTAGCGCGTTCCATTGCATCTGACATAGCCAGGAAACTAGCAGGATAACTCACGCTACAATAGCTCTGGAAAGGCAGCTCATCGTAAAAGTGCTGCGGACTAGTAAAACCACGTCCTACTTTCTCAGCATTGACAGGGTCACTTCTAGGTACGTGACAAGCCATGGCATTCTTCAGAGCACTGATTTCTACACCTTCTTTATTGTCACTGTCTTTCTTAGTACGCATATTGAGCCATTCAGGTAGCACACCTAATATCTCTTTTACACGTGCTACGTTCTGTTGTAACAGAGCACTATCTTTAGTAAATAAGTTAATCAGTGTATTCTCATTACGAAAGTTCATCAATTCTACTTTCAAGAAGTCAGCACCGATAGACTTACCAGTCTGACGTGGTTGAATGATGATTACTTTAATCCTAGCAAAGAAACACCACCACATGCAAATAATCGCACGATTAGCACGTATCATCTCAGGATCAGCACCACTACCAGCGGGCACTCTGGCTATCTGACGAAAGAAATACCAGGGATTAATCTTGCATTCTCGTACTACTCTAGATTTGGTATCTGTATCCAATTCATCCTTGTAGATGTCTACACCTTTCAAAGACTGGTCATGCAAAGCCAGAAAAAAAGCACAATTCTTGACACCCATAGCCTGCAGCTGTACTGCAAACTCTACAAAGCTTCTATTATCACTAGAGAAGTCAGGCTTAGCACCCTGCTCTCTCCAGTCCTTTGAAAATAAAATCATGTCTTTATACCACTTGTAAAAATAAACACACAGAATAGAAACATTCAGTAACAGAATACGCAGAATTATTCATGCGGCATATACCTAGGAGAATCCGAAGACTCTCCTAGGGTTGTGTTTACAATACGTTCAAATGTTTCACTACCATAGCACACATACCTAATTGCAAATCGGTTACACCATTACGTTTAATGAACCGAATAACAATAGTAGCATTATTAGGTACTAAGCCAGTGATAGGCAACTCTGTACCCCATTGTTCAATAGGAAACTCGTAAGTATCATGACCTATGTCAATAGCAATGTAATCAGGTTTTACTGGACCTGATTCATTAGTACTAGAGTACAATGGTCTACCTGCTGTATAAGTAGCAGCTAACCAATCAGCATACTTGGTGAAACCAGCAGCTATATTCAGAGACTTGCGATTAGCGTCTACAAACAACAGCTTAGCAATATAACCAATAGCTAAGTCAGACTGAGCTCGCTCGTAACCCACACTCCAGCATTTACGCTGTAGCGTAGTACTATTAGGAGCTAGAGGCACAGCAGTCAGAGCAGGGTCAGTACCTACAGCTGGATTCTCTTTCAACAATACATCAATGACTTGTACATGTACCCAGTTTTTGAAGCTACCATTTACATCACGCAGATTGATAGATACACTAATCTGTTGGTTTACACCAAACAAAGTAGGATTGAAACCATTGAGATTAGCATTTACTTTAACATAAGGCGTTACATTCATCCACAGTTTTCTATCCAACCAGTACATGTAATACTCTAAGCGATAGCCTACTACCTCATTAATCCAAACAGGTACACAATACAGTTTAACAGTGTAACTACCTTCTTCTTTCACTGATACGGCTGTATAAGCCTGTTGAATAGCATGCTTAATACCTTTACTATTACCGTAGTGAATCTCATCATCAGACAAGTTATATTGCAACAATAAAGGAGTACGCTCACCTACAGTAGTAGCTACGAAACGTTCAAAACCAAACATCTGGAACTTAGTACCATCTACTGGCATGCGAGCCGTACTACCATCATTGTAATGCACTACACCAAACATGTTCATGCCATTAAATGCTACATTCAATGGATATTCAATCAGATGCGGATTAGCAGTACTCAAGAATGGGGTATCCAAGCTAATGTGTGTTACGTATTTGTAGGCACTATCAGTCAATCGAATAAATTGACTATTTTCTACTAGCAAAGGAAACTTACTCTTCAAAGCACCAGTATCACTGAATGCGTGTAGATACACGACATCATTATCCACTAGTTCAGCATTAGTAGTAAATGTAGGAATAGCCCAGACAGCACTATTAGAGTGGTCACGCATAGCTGCTAGCTCTAATGGTACATTCTCGCCTAAGTAATTACCAGACTGGTCGTACAGACCACTAATCACTCTAGCACTACCATCCAACACACTACCTTTTACTAACTGAATGTACTTGACGTCTTTGCCGTACAGATAACATCTAGCATCTACAGCTACAGTGTAAGGAATTACACTCTTATCAACATATACACGATAAGTCTCAGATACTCCACCAGGACCTACTCCTACTAACAAATCCTCAGTACTAACACCACCAGTATTAACCTTAGCACCCCAAGGTTTTAATTCAGGTACTAATGTAGTAGGGTCTATTCTCACTACCTGCATAATCGTACCATCATCGTAAAAGATTAAGTCTTTTACATTAGGTACGTATCTACCCTCACCATGAGTACCCCAGAATACCTGAGTATCATGATAAGTGTCAAACCTGCCGTCAGGGTTATAGACAGGTACCTTACCGTCTACACTACCACTAATAGCAGCAGGTACATAAGCACCACTAGGCATAATCCATTTACCTTTCTTTTTAAAAATGTTTAAACAATACGAGCAAACTGACTCAAGTCTACTCTGTCTTTTAATACTAAGCTAATTACACGTTCCATGAAACGATACATGAATACATCAATATCCTGTACAGTTTCGTAAGCATGCGGATGCACTTTTACAAAATCAAAATCAGCTAGAGTATCCTCTTGTGTAGGGTCCACTCTTAATAGATAGAGATAAGGCTTCACTACTGACATGACGTAATTATCATCGTAGTACTCACGTATCTTTTCAGGACGTAATACACCACGTTTCAAATCCATTAATACTTTGCTACAGAAAGGACTGTATACTTTCCACAGCTTTTTAGTAGCTGACTCAGTAGTCTTTCTAGGTTCTCTGATATATTGACTCATATACGCTGATAAACGCTTATCTAGGTCATAGCTGCGATTACGCCAAGCTGTTAAGTCCTGATTAATCAAACCTCGCATAGGCACTAGCAAATCCTTAATCTCGTAAGGAGTACTATTTACAGCCTTAGCTGTACCTACACCATCATCAGTCTCACTAAATACTAAATCACTCTTGTGTATTAATCGTCCATTGACAGTAATACGCATTACTCTATCATCACGAATATCGTAACGATTATTACGACTCAATACATTCCAGCGTACCCAACCAATGTCTTCTTTCTCATGACGCTCTAATCGCTCATTAGGTAGACCATAGTTGCGTACCACTATCCACTGCTCTTTATTAGCAGGATCATCTAGAAACTCTTTATTGATAATACAAACATTAGTACCATCTAAGAAGTAATCTACACCTTCTACTAATGAATAACCATTCAGAAAGACATCAGTCTCGGTATAACCAATCTCTAGTCTTTCGTAAGCAATAGTAGCATTACGATTACTCAAATACACCAATGGAAAATACAGTAAACCATCCTGTACTCTAGCACGTACTTCAGTGATGAGAATAGTCTTGTCACTACGCACGATACAATCCCATTCATTCATGTCATGCAACCATTGGAATCGACTATTAGTTACATCACGTACGTATACACCATCTACTTTAGTGACGTCATGCCAGTTATCAGTGTAATTACCTACAGGCTCTTTACGCTTACGATACAGTCTGTAATCAAAGTCTTTATCCCAATGACTATATTCCTGATTATACGTCTCATCCAGTAGTTTATCAGCATAACCAGACAACACTTCTACTAATTCACACTTCTGATTAGCTACCGTGTATCTATCACCACTAACGTGTGTATTCCAGCCTAATAGTCTACCTTCTTGGTCGTATTCAAAAGCAGTAGAGTATCGTCTAAGCATCAGAGGTAGTGCTACACCTTTCTGACCACTATACATCTCTACTTTCATTGGCGTATCACCTACCATGACACTAGCAGCGTCATAACCCCACATGTCTTCTACTACGCGCTTATCAAGATTGTAATCCTCATTACTCATGACAGCTGTATAAGCTCCATTTTCTAGGTTATCAGCCCTCCACTCAGGTATTACAGACTCAATACCTAATAAAGCATTTACTACTTTTTCATCAGGTAGAGCATACAGCTGTTTCAATCTATTAAAGGTATTGACTAGCTTACGATTCCAACCACTCTTACGGATATAAAGCTGTACAGTCCAGCCTAGTATAGACTTGTCCTCATTATACACAGGAGTATCCTGTTTCATGTATCGCTCAGTATAAGCTACATTAAGCGAATAATCACGATGAGTGATATTACGCATAGCGTTAGACTTGTTACGATGATAGTAGAAACCAGTCATCCTAGGGTCTACACCTTTAGGGTCTTTTCTGACAATGTATACGTCAATATCATCGTGATAGTCAATACCTTCATCACCAGCAGCTCTTAGATAATGCAACAGATACTTACGCATCTTATCCTTGATACTATCAAAGGTACGTAAGTCCTTTACATTAAACTCTACATATCGCTTAATACTAGTATCCACCACAAACTCTACTACATCACCTAATTTAATAGTAGCAGTATTAGCAATGTTCTCTTTTCTACCATTGATGTAAAGCAATGGTACATTCATGTCTCTATTTCTAAAGCTCTCGTATTGACCACGTATCCAAGCTAAATCTTCATTAGTCTTTACACGCTTACTCACTACTTTAATAAAGTCGTACTGATTGTTACCTTGTAGTCTATTAAAGTAAGCATTAGTGTACACTCTAAGATACAGTTTCTCTACATTCAAATCAAAGTCAATCAATTCACCTTGGTCTTTTACAGCAATAAGTAAATTCCTATCAGGTGTAGTCAGATACCAGCATTCAAATCTAGGCATCTCAATACCTTTATCCGAATAGACATTCACTATCATGCGTTGTATTTCAGACTGCTCAGCTAATGTAACCCACTTATCCTGAATAGGAAAGAATCCAGCTAGTAAAGGATACAATTGTCCTACCTGATAGACATGAAACTTAGTCTTAGCTTCAGGTAAGATATATTTGGTATTCAGGATATTAAAAGTATTCCAGAAACCATTAAAAGGACTAATACGCTTAGGCTCCAGAATGGCTTGTGTGTCCTGTCTAGGACTACACCAAACCTTCTGCAGTGCCTGGTCGATTAAATAATCACAAGCCATTTATTCTTACCTCTTAGACACCAGAGAGCTGACGATAGTAGTTCTCTAGCTTAGTGTGAAAATCATTGAAATCTCGTTTACCTTTACGCTCTACTAGCTTAGTAAACACAGTACCATTAAAACCACGCTCAAATGCAGCCATGTGTACCATGCTAGCAAAACTAGGTACATGCTCTAAAGCCACACAAGCTACTTCACGAGCATTATACCCCATCCAAGTACCACCTACTAATGTATAAAGCAGTACAGTATTGAATTTCTCTAATCGTACATTCTCTAGCTTAGTAGCTACAAAACTACAGAAGCTATCAATACCAGTAAATGGTTCTTCAATCAAATCTAGCATTGAAAATACATCTACGCTATCAATATTCAATTCACGATTGATATTCATGGCTACTTTGTTTTTAGTATCTTCACTCCATTCTTCAGGTTTAAAGAATAGACTGTACCAATATACAGCACTAGCAATACTCAAGCGATACTGAGTACCATGGTCAAGACTAAAACGTCTAGCTACAGTCTCAGCTATCCAGCTACTAAAAGACTTCACTAGTAAGCCTTGTGACATCAACCAATTTTTACCACGTTCAGACTCAAACAAAGCACACAATCTAGTTCTATCTAATGTAAAAGCATAATCCATGGCATTAGCCACTACAGTCTGCATGCTACGCATGTCTAGCTTAGTACAGAACCGCACATCACAGTACCAAATACTATCTACTTCAATAGGGTGTAAAAACGAATCCACATCTACAGTACCAGATTGTACTGCAGCATCAATAAAACGTACACCTTTTACATTATCTTCTTTAAAACTAGCACCGTATTTCTTAATACCAGTAATCACATTGTCTACTCGATAACCTTTAGTAGCTAATGCTCGATAAGCACTATTAATAAGCATAATTGAAAATCCTTTACAGAAATGAAATATACCTCTTATACTACATCACTGCTACTGTGCGCAGCATAAGCCCTACTGCCACTCCTGCCACACCAGGACAGGAGCAGCAGTAGTACAGTAATAATTTACTTTATGAGCTGTAGCAATACAGCCTTTTTACTAGGGTTCTGGCAAGTACACCAGAACTCTCCTAATAACCATAACATCGATGTTAAAGGACCAATTATGGCAATAGTAACAGCCGCACCCATGACCAATTTCTTGGGTATTAAAGATGGCAGTACTCGTGCTCTTCCAGTAGAAACAGTACCAGTACCCAGCCATCTAGCAGTGGTCTTCGGATACGCTGAGCGTGGTCAAAAGGGCATGAATTTCGTTTCAGGCTCTGTAGCTCAAACCGTTTACGGAGATACCATTTTCGACGTACGCAGCAAATTCGCTACGCACCAAACAGTGTTAGCTAATGAACTCAATGCTGTAGCCAACCCTATCATGTTCTACCGTGTCATTCCTAAAGACGCAGCACCTGCTGCTAACGTACGTATTTCGGTAGAAGTGGTAAAAACCAAAATCAATCCTAAAGAGCGTTATACAGACGGTAGCTATAAGCTAGACCAGAATGGTGCTACGCAAGACGCAGCTACCACAGTAGATGGCTATTTGGTGAAATTCGTAGCTACACATATCGACCCTGATACTGACGGTAGTTCAAAAGTAGGTAAGGGTGCTAAACAAACCGGCACACTAGTAGGTGCTAATAATGAAGAGTCTACTCGTTATCCATTGTTTGACTTAGAAGTATCTTCACAAGGTGCTTGGGGTAATCTGCAAGGTATGCGTATCTGGGCTGCTGATATCAATAGCTCTATCCCAGTAAATGATTCACTAGTAAAAGGTGAAGCTAAAGCGTATCCTTATTTCTTCTCATTCATCAAGAAGTCTTCTGAGAATGCTACAGCCACACCAGTATACACTGATGATGGTTTGCAATACGTACAGCTGACACTCAACCCTAATGCGTTTGATTCAAATACTGACCAAGACTACTACGTAGGTGAAGAATTACTCAATCGCTTCAAAAACTCAGCTCTACCTACTTACATTCAAGACAAGTCTACATTCTCTACATTTAAAGTGTATCAGAGCAATATTGACGAACTCTTAGAGCTCTTCTCTAAAGCTGAAAAAGAAGCACTCAAAACTAATGGCTACGACCACGACTTTGACTTGAATGATAACGATGACCGATATCGCTTCAATTTGTTTGGTGGGTACTCTACACACGGTATTCCTTATACCACTTACCAAATCGTCAAAGATACTACTGTAGCTGGTGAAAACATTGTACGCTTCTCTTCTAATTCTAACATCATGGCATCAGGTGCTACTGACGGCACTATGTCACCAGAAGCTTTTGCTGACTTAGTAGAAGAAGCTGTAGAAGAAATCACTAACCCAAATAGCAAATACATGGACATGGCTCGCTATCCTTACTGTGTACTGTACGATACTGGCTTCCCCATGAAGACTAAGAAGAAACTAGGCAAGTTCATTTCTACACGTAAAGATACTTGCTTGGCTCTGGTACCCAGTGTATTTGGACAACGTGAACCTACTGCTGATGAAGAATCTTCAATCTGCGTAGCATTGCGTACCATCATGCAGGCTTATCCTGAGTCTGAGTACTTTGGTACTCCAGTAGTACGCGGCATGGTATTCGCACACACTGGTAAACTCATTAGCTCACGCTGGCGTCATCGTACACCATTGGTAATTGAAGCCGCACGTAAGTTTGCACGCTACATGGGCGCTACGGATGGTATTTGGAAAACAGAATACTCTCCTACTGTAGCTCCTACTAACCAAGTACAGATGTTCACTGACATCTCTGAAAGCTATAAACCTGCTGTAGTACGCAACCGTGACTGGAAAGCAGGCATGATTTGGGTAGATGCGTTTGACCTGGATTCATTCTACTGGCCTGCTATTCGCACCATCTACGAAGATGATACTAGTGTACTTACTAGTGCTATTACCATGTTTGGTTGCTGTGAATTAGAGAAAATTGGTGAGCGTGTACGTCATGAGTTCTCGGGACGTGACAACTTGACTCAAGCTCAGTTCAAAGAACGTATTGAAACTCGTTACTTAGAGCTCTGTGCTAATCGTTTTGATAATCGATTCGAGATTACTCCTACTTGTGACTTCACTAAAGGTGACGTAGCTCGTGGTTACTCTTGGACACTCAAAGTAGAAGTACGTGCACGCAACATGAAAACAGTACAAACTCTGTACATTGAAGCATTACGTGCTGACGCTGATGAGAAACCTACTACTAATCTTAACGTCTAAGATTAGAGCAGTATAGCGCACAGCATAGGCAGAGGAGTAGCTTAATGCTACTCCTCCTTTAAATATTTCTTCATTTACTTTTTGAAAGGTAACCCAACATGGGACGTTTATCAGATACCATCATGAGTAATCAGCAGGCGATGGCGCGTGGCACTACGTCTACTGTACTCAACCCGCTACGAGGCGGGCAATTTGGTTATGCACCCAACTACACAGAGTGGGTCAACAACCAACAATACATTCGTCGCAATCTCATTTGTGTACTCTTAGAAGCACCTACAGGCTTCCAGCATCTGCCTAATCCTGAGATGTGGGTAGGTACATTACGTGCTATCATGGAACTGCATGCTCAACGTATTACTGGCCTTACTGCCAGCTTGACTGTAGATACTGCTGAAACACCATTTGGTGGCGGCGGTACCATGCAAGAGGACCCAACCAACGTAACAGAAGCTCAATCTCGTATCACTATTGAGCTCAACGAGAAATACGGTATGCCGTTTGCTCGTTTCTTCGACGGTTGGATTCGTCACCTTATCATGGACCCATACAGCAAGTTTGCTACTATTAACACATTCTCTAGTGGACGTGTTACAGACATGCTGGCTGACCGTTATTCCATGACTTGTGCATTCTTCGAGCCTGATCCCACACACACTCGTGTAGTGAAAGCTTGGATTGGTACACACATGTTCCCGAAATCCAATGGTGAAATCATTGGCGCTCGTGATATTACAGCTGCAGGCGAAGCTGCCAACTATTCTATCGAATTCTCTGGTATCTTCCAATATGGCTTAGGTGTAAACCGTTTCTGTCAACAATTGCTGGATACTATCGACATTACAGGCGCATCACCTTACACCATGCCTAGCTTTATTAATGCTGTATCTGCTGACGTGGCTGCTACTAACGTAGGCTACGTAAGCTCAGTACGTAATACAGCTAATGGTGCAGTAAGTCTGTAATAAAGAAACTGAAACATACGCAGCATAAGCAGAGGAGTAGCTTAAAGCTACTCCTCCTATTATGCCGTATTCAATTAATACTCATTAGAGGCTCTGTAAGCCTCTCTAAGAGCCTTCAGTACTCTTTAGATACATTCTCTAGTCTAATACCTCTATACCCTCTTAAAACAGCTCTACGAGCCTGTAAACACTACTTACAGCTTAGAGTAAGTATATTCACCCTCAGGATATTCTTGTTGCAAATAACCATATCCCTCTTCAAAACCCTCTCTTACAAAACCAGCAAATATAGTACCAGTCTTGCCACACTCCAGAAACTTACGATTAGAGTGACTTTTGTGTAATTTAATCTTTTCCATGTGTCGTTCAATTCCTTTCTTTACGTCACTAGACCAATTAATAAATACGTACTTATTGTCAGTATCTACAAAGAAGTAAGTACCACTTTCATGCTCATTATAATCAGGTGTGTAATTTACAATCTCAGCCATTTCCTTATACCTTGAAAAAAAATAAAAAGTAGAATTTACAATGATAATAGAGACCCTCTCTATCCCACTAGCATAGAGGGTAGGGTACAATACCCTACCCTCAGAGTCGTTTTAATCTTCGATTAAAAACAGCATATGAAATAGAGAGGTCTTTGAGATTATTTTTGAAGCTGTTTATCACACCAAGCCATGAGCTTAGCACGTATTTTAGACTGCTTCCAAGTATGTTTTACAGCTACTTCAGCTACCATAGCTAGGTAGCCAATTACCATAGTAGCCAGAATAGCTACGTAGATGAAAGTTTCGAAATGATTGTCAATCCAATTGTTAATTAATTCCCACATTTTAATTATTCCCTTAATAAAAGTTTTTAGTCTTTAGTCCAGTAATACATAGCCGTATAAGCTATACCCCAGACTATCCAAACAAACAACAACAAGCTCAATAACATGTGAGCAGCAATCCACAGTTTCATGATTGATTTCCTTATTAAATTAGACTAGCTTTTTTAGCAAAACGTTTGTAAATTCTAGCAGCCTCTTTGATAGGTAAACTAGTATAGTAACCAGCCAGCCATCTATTAGCTTGAGCTACTCGCAAGTCAATTACTGAATGCACATGCTCTTTAAGCATTCTTTTAGATTCTATTCTAGCTTTACACTCAGCTACCATGCAAGCAGCATCAGCTTCTAACTCAAAGACAGCACGATAGTAGCTACTTTTGCGATATAGTTTATCAAACAATTCACCACCTAAAGAATGTGCTTGCTTAGCATGTTCCATTTCGTGGGCTAGATGTCCTAAATAATCAAAATACTCAGAATCATCAGTAGTAAGTTCTCTTACTTTCTTACCTACTTTTACTAAATCAGAATCATCGATAAAGATAGTCCAATCTCTTTCGTCAAAGCAAGCATGTGCTTTATGCTCATGTAATACGAAATAGATGTAAGCATCTTTACTTTCACTAGAGTAAAACACTTCAGGCGTTTTCATCTTACCCTCAGCCATGCGGCAGAATTTTACCATCTTTAAAAGAACTTTAAGAACCCACATCAAGATAATAACTTTAATTTTCATGATAACATTTTCCTTATAAACAAAATAAAGAGAATTACTTCTCTACTCAGTTTCGTTATATGTCATCATTTTCTTTTGGAATCCGCATATGCTGCTAACCATGCATTAAGTAATAAACACACGCAAATCATGCTACCTGCCAGCACAATCATCATTGGTACTGTCAAATCAGGATGTAAGTTCAAAATATCAAAACCTACTATCAACCAAACTAATGACAACTGCATAGCCGTCAAAAGACTAAAACTGAAAAACCAAGCAAACTTACTCATTCTCAATTCCTCGTGATATTCAAACCACCCTCTAAATTTATCTTTTACTGTCTCTATCACTATTAGACCGATTAAACTCATGTCTCTCTCCTATCTTAATAGTAACGATTACAGCTACTAACCAAGCTAATAAAAGAATAATTAATTCTTCAACTAGCCCTTCTTGTCTCATGTAGGGTACTACTACTATTGGTAGTAATACAGAACCTGAATACAAACACATCTTCAGAAACTTAATCATTTCGTCCTACTCCTATTTTTTAAACAATAATAGAACTTATCTACACAGCATTACTCGTCTAGACAAGCTAGACTCGTAGAGCCGTACTCAGCTCTGATGAGTACGGCATAAGCCCTAGGAGAGCTTTATAGGCTCTCCTAGGGTAATGTCATTATTTAGACAAAGCTTTTTGAGCGGCGGCAGCTAAATGACCACGTACAGCAGTCAATTGCTCAGCAGCTTCTTTACCACCAGACTCTACATGTTTCACTACACAAGCACCGTATACGTCTTTAACGCTAGTTTCTCGAGTTTGTGGATTAGTGATGGTAGTTTTCTTAGCATGGTCATATACCACTTTGAAGCGGTCATTACCCACTGTATTGATAGTACCAGTAACACGATTGACGTCTTTGTTTTTCTTGATGAACGCTTGAGCAGCTTCACCTACAGCCAAAGACACAGCTGCGTACATTTCACCAGTAGTAGCATTCATGGCTTTAGCTACATCTACAGAAGAGTCAGCCAGTACAGCTTTTAGCTCTACCATTTTCTCTTCTACAGAAGTATCCTTCTTGAGGATACTAGGTGCTTTCTTATCAAAAGCTGTCCAAGCACCGTGTCGCTCCAGTGCCTCAGGCAAAGCTTCTTTGTAGGCGTTTTTGTTGCCTACTTTTACTTTACCATCTTCTACGGTTACGCTCATGGCTGCTGCCAAAGATTTTACGAATTCAGAGATTTTAACGTCTGACATGATTTGTTTACTCCAGAGTAAAAAGATTAAATAGAACGATAAGGCCTAGCGTGGTATACCAATATCAAAAGCACATAGACCAATATCAGACTAGCACACTATTGTGTTAGACCAAATAAATAATAAGTGTTTGTAATCAAATAGCATAGAGTGCAGCATAAGCAGGAGAGTACTTAATGTACTCTCCTGTGTCTAGTTTACCAATTAGTAAAAGCTGACTTCTCAATACCACTAGTGTTCCAGCCTAAGCTAGTAAACAACTCATTAGCAGTCAAAATAGTAGACTCTTGTGCTACACCACGCATACTGCTGATAGCTTCAGTCATTTGACCTCTAGTGAAGCGGCTAGTATCTAATACCTCAGCCTCTAAACTAGGAGCTTTAAACTTCTCAGCAAAATCAATACCAGGCTCATTAACGTAGTCAAAGGTGACAATCGTATCTAAGTCACGATACATCACGCCACCTTGCATGTAATCACGTGTAAAAGCACGGATACTGAAACATACGTTTTCACCAGGATTCTCAAAAGCACGCTCTAGCATAGCAGCATGTGGCCCACTAGGACATACACGACTCATAATCGCTATTACTGGCTTACCATTCTTATCCTTGATTGAATTAAAGTCCAACCAAATCTCTTTGTGGAATGCGCAGACGTTAGACTCACGAATAGTGAGTACACGACGAATGTAGTCATTCTCAGACATACCTGGTTCTTTTACAGGATGCCCTACCTCAGCACGTACTACAGCACGCTCTACACGACGCATAAACTGACTGCTCTCTTCAAAGAGTTTCTTAGCGGCTTCAAAGGTGTAGTATTGACCAGCACTGTTAAATACGTTCAAACCACCTACAGGCATGACATAACCACCTTGCCCATCACTCTTTAGTCTGCCTAGTTGGTTGCCTAAGCGTGTGCATTCAAAACGAATAGTATTACTCATTTTATCTTTTTCTTTCTCTTTAAATAGCTTAACTAGTCAATAGAGTCTCGATGTGCTCTGCACGCTCACTAGGATTCACTAATGCTGATACTACACCATCTGACATATAGGCACCTGCTAGTTTAGCTACCGTATTAGTAGCTGTGTACTGAATAGCATTCAGTGGTACAAATACAGGCGGTTTTCTAATCAAATCATCACGACTCTTCACCATGTGTCGATAGCTATCGTACCTATCATCAGGATTCCTAGCAATGATACTAGCAATAATGTCAATCACTACTTTGTCATTACCTACCCTAGCACCAGCGTGCTTAGCAGCTGTATCAAACAAACCACCTAAATCATCGTAAGTGAAATACCAAGGAATACGCCCTTTAGACAAAAACTCATCAAAGATGTAATAGGTGAGTGTATCGTTCTTCACTAGATTGAGATTAGCGAATACAGTACTACCTGCTTCAAATACAAACTCAAAGTATTCATCACCTGATACTTTTACCATCTTAATAGCACTAGGTGTAATACGCAGCATAGCGTTTACATTAGACACAGCGTAGAAGCCATCTTCAATAGCGATAGCATACAGTCCTACGATATACACCTCAGTACTAATACTAGCTAATTGTCGCTCAGCAAATCTAGCAGGTATGTAGATATACATCCTCTTACTGCAGACTACGCTATCATCTTTCAATGTAGTAAGACAAGCATTAATTTTGCTAGCATCACGAATGAATTTAGTAATATCCATCTTAATCAAATCCTCTTATTGACTAGGTCAGCGAAATTATAAAACAAAAATCACTGACCTAGCTAGCTTAGCTACGCATGTCAGTGACACGAATCTGACTGTAAGTCCAGTCAGTGATGTACTCAATAGTAGCAATAGTAGCAGCCTCGCGAGTACTCAGAGTAGGGTCGTCCTTGCAATGGAAAGCAATACGACTCATCAGCTTATAAGCATCAGTATCTTTGAAACGACTAGCACACAACAACTTCAGTACTGCATCATTGATGTCTTGCAATTCATCATCAGAGAGCTTACGCATTTCATTGACAAATAAAGTGTAAATCTCTTTGATATTACGCTCAGCACCGTAATTAGCAGCTTCACCAGCTTCAGCTTCTAATTGCTTAGCAAATGCTGAAGCTAGTGTACTACGGATAGCTTGATACTTGTTGCTAGTATTAGTAGCATTAGCTAATTTGACGTAGTCTACCCAAGCTTTAAATAAACGCTCACGGTTAGTTTCTAGGTCTTTAATGGAATAGAGCTTCAACTTACTCACAGCTAGTCCAAAGAGAATATCCACATCACCACCAGCATTAATCCATTTATCAAACAGCACACCATCTACTGTCACGATATTACCTTGTACACGACGGATAATCAAATCAGCAGCACATGACTGATTAGCAGCACTCAGGCGTGTATAGATGAAGCTACCAGTGCTATTACGAATATCACGTAATACAGCATTGTACTGACTCAGACTCAAACCAGACTCTTCAGCTGGATTCTCTAACAAACCACGAGCTAACAAATGTACAGCAATAGCTTTCTCTACACCAGATACATCAGATTCACTCTGTAATGTCAGCATGATGCCTTTAAAGGCACGATTCTCAGCACCATTGTAGAAATCACTCCACACCTCAGCTAACCAACCATCACCTTTACTAGCTAAGAATAAATCAATAGCTTCATCAGTAGTCTTAAAGCCAGTATGCATCAATTCACGTAATTGCTCAGTACTACGTTCACCAAACTGTAGAGTAGCTTCTACCTCAGCAATATTAGTCTTAGCATATTCTTCAATCAGAGCTAAGAAACTACCCTCAGTAGTCAACTCAGGATAACGCTCTTCAATTACACTAAAACCAGCTAGGGCAGGATTAAACTTCTCTTCCAACAAACCACGTACAGACTCTACTAATTCTTCATGCAATGGAGCTACTACATTACGACACAGTTTCAACTGTGTGCGTACAGCACGCGCACCTTCTTCTACTACATTGTCTAACACCATGTGGTGTTGATTAGGTAGAATATCTACACTGCTGTTGTTAGTAATCTCTACAGTACTAGGTACGTCTACTACATTCTTCTCTTCATCTACAATTACAGTAGTAGCATTGGACATAGTCTCCAAAGGAGTATCTACCATGGACTCTACTGCTACACCACGTCCATTAATAGCTTTAGCTAAAGGGCGTACACTGTATAAAGCCTTAGCGCTAATCATTGATGTTCTCCTAGATGAATCTTCATGTTGCTCTGCAATCGAGCACTAATCATGGACAAAGCCACGTCATCAGTAATCTCGACACCATTTACAGAATCACTGGCTTCATTGCCCAATACTTCACGGACAATAGACAAAGCCATCTGTGCAGCATTAGCTAGCACTACTTCTGTCTCAATTTGTTTATCTACAGACATTACTGTCTCCTGAAAATAAAAAAGGTTGTTTAACGTTAAATAACCTAACCAGCATAGACCCTACCCCCCCCCCCCCCCCCCCCCCCCCGGCGCGGCGGGCAGGGGCGGGGGGGGGGGGGGAATAGAGCTCAAAAGCTTTCTTCCCTATTACTTCTAATAGGCTAGTAGTAGTACCAATCAAGTCAGGTGACATGATAATCCGGTTGTAGATACTACGTCTACCAAACTGAGCGTCTATTTCAGTACCATTCTCAGTCACTAGAGGTTCATCGAATACATCACCGATTACACTCTTACCTTGATTACCAAACACTAGCTTATCACCGATACCACAACCTATGCTACTAGTGATATAAATCTTAATCACTAGCGTATCCAAAGATACAGGATTACCATCTGTACGGAAGCCTTCATCTACAGCACCAGTATACACAGGTATACCTTTAGCCTTACACATCTCAGCTAGCTTACGATTATAAGCTCTAGCTAAATTACGTAAGCTATCAGTCATGTCTTCTAAATCACCGTGATAAAATACCTCAATTTTCTCTACTACACCTTTGACTTTAGCTAAAGGAGTCTGACTGCCTAATAGCTTCAAAGTATCTAATGAGTCTCTATCAAAAATCTCAGTATTACCTACAGTATTGTCTTCAATGATACACAGAGCATCAGTAGACTCTACCTCATCACCTACTTTCACTAGTCGTGATACAGACTGGTCAAAGCTCAGTACAATATCACGTACCTTAGTAGTATTAGTACTGAGTCTATTACTCAGTCTACGGCTAATAGTACTACTATCCTCATCAGTCAAGCTAGTCTCGTAAGTCATGACGTTAGCTAACAGACCAGCTTTATAAGTCAAGCCACCAGACAATCTATCTTCTTGGAAGTAACCTTTGTTGTAAGCAATCACATCACCTGCTTTTACTTTCTGACCAGTTTTCAAACTAGTCACGATAACATGTGGTATAGTCAAGCCAGCAGCAGCACCGTACTGTGTACCAATAGCTACAGTCTCGCGCTTACCTGACTTATACTCTACTACAATAAAGTCATCAGTAAGACTTACTACAGTACCATCTTCACTAGCTATACTAGCAAAGCTATCATTTACACGATTAGCTAACACAGATTCTTCACCAGTACGTACAGGTAGAGTCTGATAATCAACACAAGCTACAGTGTGACTGTTCTGAATATTAATGAAGTTCTGACGTTTCTGGTCATCCATGTCACTAGCTGGTGCTAATAGGCTACTAGTACTCAACAGACTACTAGCTCCATCTTTACTCCTATCCAATCTTCTGCTGATACCACGTACACTAGTGAAATTAGGATTAGCACTCAGAAATACATTGATACCTACATCACTACTGTCTACAGTAGCTTCGGACATCGTACCTAAATCATTGACATGATACTCACGAGTATGTTTTACCATAGTCGTACCACTACGCCCACCGTTACCACCGTAGGTAACAGCTTCAGTCTCTTTCAGATTCTGAATAGGATTAATCTCATTAGCTACCACTACAGCAGGGTCAGTAGTAATACTACGCCAGATAGCGTAAGGATTGACATCCACAGTAGCTTTAGACTTAGCTATACGACTATTCTGATTACGAATAGCACGCACCATCTCTGTGTAGATAGCACCTGGTATACGTTCGAACCCACGTATCCGCATAAATGCTGGGTCCATCTCATCAGGATGCTCATCATCCAATAACATCTCTGTACTACGCATCAATAGACCAGTAAAACTAGTAGGCTCATTCATCTCTACCAATATATCCTTGGTAATAGGGTCTACAAACATCTTGAATAACAGCTCAATCTCACGTAGATATCTAGCAGACAAACCTACAGCTTCTAACAAATTCAAATATACGTCTTTTCTATCAAACTCGTATACTGAATATTTCTTCAGCTCACGATGAAAGTCTTTCATGCCAGCTAATAACATGCTAGCTACTCTATCATCACGACTGAATACTAATGACTCATCACCAAAAGCCAGACGCCATTCATCACTAGCTAATTCTAGCTTACTATCTTTAGGTACACGACGATAGTCAATACCTAATGAATTAATAAACTTCTCTAGGCCTAAATGATAAGCTAAGATAAAACCTACAGGAATCATCTTACCTAATACTTTCAAAGAGACAATATCAATAGGTGACTTCAGTCTATCTAAACCTAACATCTCTTCAATGCTAGGTAATGGACTTAATTGAGTAATACCATCTACATCTTTAACAGAATACAGATAGCTCTTACTATCCATCACCAATAACTCAGGTTTCTTATTACCCTGTGGTTTAGCACCTATTAGGATATAACCATCTCTTTCCCATTCTTTGTAATCCTCAGCACTAAAGCGAGTACTACGTTCTTCCCAGTCTAAATACCAATCAAAACCACCTAGCTTAAATGATTTAAACCGTACACTCAATAGTGTATACAGTCTAGGTGCTTTAATCTTACTGTTAAAACTATTACCAGGTTGTAAGTCTAATACAGTCTGGTCGTTAGGGTCTAGTCCTTTAGCCATGATGGTATTACGAATATACTCACCGTAATCAGTAATCTTCTTGACACTGCGCTGTACAGTATTCTTACCGTAATAGCTAGTCAGAGCTACCTTATCAGCTGCAATTTTCCTAATAGGTAAATCAAAGCGCTGTTTACGCATAGCGTATTTTACACCATTAGCTGTGAAACAACCATCTTTCTCAATTACAGGTAGCTTCATCCAGACAGTACTAGCAGCACCCTCTACAGGCTGGATTTTCATCTTCAACATGTCGTAGCTACCAGTAGCATCTACAATACGTTCTTTCTCTAGACCAGTCAAACAGATACCAGCATTTTGTACACTGACTATCATCTTAGCTAGGTCTTTATCGTAAACTTTCTCCATGTACTGACTGTCAAACTTAGACAGTGTACTAGTGAGCATGCCTTTATCTAGTACAGTACGATTGTCTTTAAACTCTTTAGGAGCTTCTAGTGTAACTTCCTCTGGAGTAATCTCCAGCATATCGCCTAGCTTCTTATCAGTACCAGGATAAACAATTTCTTTATAAGCTTTACCCAGACTCTCAAAGCGTCTATATTCAGCAGCACTCAGAAAACCTTCATCAGCTAAAGTATTAGCAGCAGCCATGACTTTATCTTCAGGTGTCTCATTATCGTCAGCTTTCAGAGCAGTATAACCATCAGCAGTCTTAGCACGCATAATACGGTTATTGTTAATCTGCTCTAGAGCTTCCATGTCTTTTACTAGATTAGCTTCAAACTCTTTTTCATCAAACGAATCAATCAGAAACTCATCAGTCTCATTATCTACTTTAACGGTATCAGCTTTCTCAGGCTCTACATCTTCAATTACTTTAGCCTTGTCAATACTAGACTCTTTATTACCCACCTCGGCTACTACAGGAGCAGTACTCTTCTCTTTGGGTAATACTGATTCTACTGCATCTTTATCCCTGTCACTATTACCCACTTTCTTATTTTCATTAGGCTCAGCTACTTTCACCTCAGTACCGGCGTCTACAGCAGCTTGTTGTTCATCTAGTACTTCTAAGCTATCCAAAGCATCCGGACCGCCATTTCTCACTAGCAAGAAATTCAATAATAGCCGAATAAACAGTACCTGATACTTCTTAGGCTCAAACCCTTTCTTAGGTACTTCAGGATTAGCTTCACGTTCCTCAGCAGTAGCCTTACGCCATTTGTTCAGTACAGCCATGTTGATATAACACCAGCAATTACTGTCTCTGAAGATGAAGTTCACTTTACCGTAATGCTCGGGCTTGATTCTGTTCAGCATGCTGCTCTCACGGTCAGTACCCAGCCATTTCCAGAACTCATTAATCATCATGGCTTGACCACTACTAAACTGCTTCAAGATACTCAGATTCATGGTCTTACTAGCTTGTCTCAATAGACTCAAACTAGGTAATACACTAGGAAAGTCAATAAAGACAAATTGTGGATTCGGTACTTTGTCACCAATCTCATTGATTTCGTCAATCAGTGTATTGGTAAAGTTACTCCACTTATTACTGAGCATATACGCATTGTTGATGTACTTGTAGCGTCTACCAGCTAGTGCGTAGTTAATCACGAACGGTACTAAAGGATCACGTATACCTTGTTCAATCTCTAATGCTTTTCTAAACTGTCTGTTCTTGACATGAAAGTCACGTATCAAAGCTTCAGGTTGTCCAGGCATAATCCGTGGATTACCCTGAGTGTAATTCAATTGTTTTACATGATAAACCGGTATCACACGCTTGATATCTTTAAACAGCAAATCTTTAGGGTCAGGCCCAGCACTGATATCACCTTCCTGTGGTATATAGTGCAAGATAGCACCCTTAGGAAGTACCAATTCAGGTATCTTAAATACCCTAGGCTTATTCAACTGAGCTACTTGTCGAATGGAATACTTCAAAGCAAACAAATCTAGATTCATTGCAGTCATTTATTCATTACTCCCATTTTTCATTTAAATTGGTGTCGTGTCAAATTGTAAGCTACTAATTCAGCTAAACCAGTAGCACTACTATTCATCAGTCCACCATTAGGTTTTTTGTAAAAACGAGCACTCTTCAGCAAAGCTTTAATCTCCGCTATAGCCTCGTCTGTATATGCTACCGTATATGAGCAGGTATCACCGTCAAACCTTGTGTTCCGTCATGTTCGTTAGACACAACGCGTACTGACTACCCGCTAAAATAAAATCAGTACAACTGCAGCTTTCACTGCAGAGCAGAACATATCACGCACTCTACTATTAACTTAATGTCAACAGCATTCTGCCTCCCCATTTCACTAGTACTTACTAGCTACTCCGCGCAACCGGATGTTCGTTGAACCTTTTACTTGCCAAAATAACAGGCAAGCAACTTGGCTGCTTATCGTCCATTATACAGTCCTTAGGATTTAACCATAGACCATCCTTCTTATTTCTTTCTACTTTCGTAGCATTCACACTCACTCTTACGAGTCATGTTGTAGCAAAGAAGGCTTTAGGATGTTCAAGCAATTAAGGGAGAGACCGCTAGCAGCTCTCACTACTAGGGGACAAGACAATGTCTATTATCTTAAAGACATAAGGTCATCTGCACCTAACTCTGATAATTTCAACCAGCCAGGACTGAAGCTATTGACAAAAGCACTACCTGTTACAGGAAAGCGCTTAGCTATATTGTCAGTAGGTAACCAGTCCTCACCAATCTCTACTCTTTCTTCAAAAGCACTAGTAGTCACTACCTTAGGAAAGGAAAAGTAACTACTACCAGTACTAGTAATCGGATAGCGTACTACGTTAGCTGGGTATTTCTCAATATCCTTATACACGCTGATGTACAATAGCTCAGCAAAGGTGAGTGGATATACTTCAGCCTTACTTCTATTACTAGGTACTTCATCAATGTCTTGGATAATCTTAAAGGTATTATCGTTACCTTTGTAAATCAAACCTAGGTAATGACCTTCAATTTCAATAGGCTTATGTCGTATACTGTCTTCACCAAACAAATTTAACAGTTTATCTAAACCTTCTTCACTCATGAAGGTATCAAAATGCTCAGCTGGTAGATTCAATTCTACACTCTTCAATGTCTTCTTATTCACTAGTCTTACAGGAGCACCTGCTGCTGTAAATACCTTACTCAAAAAACCAGTACGCAGACAGTACTTAGTCACAGGTAGTACAGCCTTACAAGCTTGATACAAACCTACAATAGTAGTATTAATATCAGGGTTATCGGGACTATCCAGATTAGTAATGCTGTTAGACATGGCATTAATCACATTACGAGTACTATTTTGAATACGACGACTAGCCCACTTACCTAGAATGAATTTTTTCTTACCTTCTAATAGACTCTCAATGTAATCGTAGAGCTCATTGAAAGCACGCTGTAAACTTACACGACTCCTATTCAAGAGTTCAGGAGCACTCTTTAGAGTCTGCTCAGTAATAGTGTTACTGATACTCAATAGACGTCGGTAATAGTCATTGATTTCTTCTTCAGTGACTCTACCATTCTCGTACTCAATATCTCTTAGACCAGCAGGTAGCACTACTACCTTACTAGTCAGAGCTTTCTCTTTATACTTCTCAATGAGCTTAATAGACTCAATACGAGTAATACTCTCATTAGCTACAAACTCAATCTTCTTCCAATGTTTTAAAAAGAAAGCAAAACCTGTTTCACCTTCCTCTTGTGTAGACTTGACAAAGTCATTAGTAGTATTATCAAAAATAGCATAGCTGCTACCTTCAATAATCTCAATGTACAATGCCTTAATACGTTTTAAACATCTAAAGATAATTGGATGGAAGATAGGTATCTTGACGTCAATGTACGAGAAACGTTTATCCCGCATTGGGTCACCTATTCTACCAAAGATGGCTACTGAGTAGAGACCTTCATCATGGAAGTTGGTCTTGGTGTGGTCAAAAATATCCAGACTAGTAACTGGTTTAATCAGTTTCAATTTGTCTGGAGTCAAATCTAAAAGCCGTATGTTAAACGGTTTATTCAAGCGTTTCATGCTAGAGTACCCTCTCTTTCCTATGAAATTTTGAAATTTAAATAAATACAATAGACTTATATTCACAGCATAGCTCGCTACGCCGAGCATAGCTCACTAAGCCCGGCATAGTCAGAGGAGAGTCTAAAAAGACTCTCCTCTGCTTATAGTGCGTATATTTGGAATTGTGTAATAAAAAGGAAAATCAATCATGGCTAAGAAGCAGAATGAAGATTTCAACTTAGACGATTGGTCGTTTGACGACGAGTTTGACTTTGGTGATTTCGAAGCAGAACCAGGCATAGTCAAGAATGACCGAAATGCTGTTACTAAAATAGCCTACGGTGCCATTAAAGGTGCCAAGGATACGGCTCTAGACCCTAATACTCTCAAAGAAGTAATTAAAGGTACCATACCGAAAAAATACGGTAAAGCCACTACTTTAGTAGAGTCTGGACTAGGCCTGGGACGAAACCTATACAATGACGTCGAGAAGGAAATGCGTCCCGCTATACGCGAGACTAAGCGTTTCACTAAGAAAATGATGCCGGCTATGCGTGGCTTCATGCCGGAGTCATTAGCTAAGAAACTAGACGCTGTCTTAGACGAAAAAGAACGTAGCTCAGGTCCTACTAAAGAAGAGCTGATGGAAGCTACAGTATCTAATACTCTAACTGACATCTTTAAAGCACAAGCTGAAGTAGAAGACAAGAAAGCTCAAGAGCAAGCTGTCAAAGAAGAGACTCGTGACGCTATTGAATCACAACGATTCCAACAGTCTATTAGTCTCTTTAACAAAATGCATGCTAACATAGCACGCTTAGCTCAATATCAAGATAAGGTAACAGTAAATTACCAACGCAAGATACTAGAACTACAAATGCGTAGCTACTTCTTGCAACAAGAGCAATACGAAGAACAAAAGAAAATCAATGCTATTATCCAGACTAATCTGGAAGGTATCCTCAAAAATACAGGCTTACCTGAGCATGCTAAGATTACTCTTTTAGAGCGTACTACTGGTGATTTACTGAGTAAGAAAATCTCTGGTGTTACAGATGGACTATTAGGTAAAGGTGATGGCTTCCTAGCTAACTTCTCACGTCAAGTACGTAGTAGAGTGAAGAATGCTGCTAGAGAGAAAGCAGCTAGTCTCAGAGACATGTTTGACATGGGAGAGATGTTGCAAGAGACATTAGCCATGGCTGAAGATACTGGCATGTCACGTACCGAGATGGCTGGTAGTTCAGCTGGTAGCTGGCTAGCTAGAAAGCTGATTAAGCCTATTCAACGTAGACTAGCTGATAAAATGTCTAGCTCTACTAAACAACGCTTAGCTCGTACTGCTTATGCTGGTGAGAATATTGAGAACATCTTAAAAGAGATGGCTGATGAAGGTGTCTGGGAGAATATTCCTATCCTGGGTAGCTTGATGAATGTAATCTATTCAGCTTCACAGGACACTAGAGCTAGAAACAATTCTTTCAATACTGCAGCTTCATTGAAAGCTACTGATCCAGCTATCTTTGATAATAAAGTCTATCGCAGTATTACAGATGTAATCCCTAACTACTTAGCGCACATCCTGCAAGCTACACAAGACACTAGCCTGTTACTACGCTATCAAGCATCAGGTAAGAAAGCTAAAGGTAAACTACCTAGCACACCAGACTTACAAATCTGGGACTGGTCTAATAATCGCATGATGGGCCTAAAAGAGCTACAGTCTAGACTCTCTGGTATCCTTAATGATACTAAAGATACAGACGCTCTTAATAACGACTACGACTACGTAGTAGATGCATTAGTAGAGCAAGCTAAAGACAGAGCTGAGTCTGGCGGTAAAAATGCTAAGCAATACGACCAATCAGTATTAGACGCAGTCAAACGTGGTTTGATTAATGCTCAAATCTCTGGTCGTTCCATGGATGTGAAAAACTACTACAATGAAGATTGGTGGCGTGCAGCTGGTATTACAAATGCAACTACATTAGACGCTATTAATGCATTCGTAGTAGATACATTTGGTGATTATCGTAATCAAACAGGTGGTTCATTAGCAGATAAGTTTAAAGAGACTGGTAGGTCAAATGGCTTAGATTATTCAGCTGCTATTAAAGCACTACAACGTACTAATAGAGCAGGTAGTAACTATCGCAATAAGACTGCTCTGATACGTGACTTAGCTACAGACTACTCTCAGGTACAAAATCTATTGCAAAACATGCAAATCATGGATTCTGATGGTACTCTCAAAAATCTAGCTAGAATCAGAGACGGTGTAGGTACGATAGATGAACAACTGCTGATACGTTCACAGACTAAAGGTTTCTCCAACCGTTATACCCGTGATGTAGATGGTAGTCTGATTAATCCTAATAAACAGTACCATGAAGCTACAGCACGCATCTTAGAGAAACTGGATACTCTATTTCCAGATGGTGAAAATCTAGACTGGAATGGTAATAGGTCAGCTGATATGCGTCGTCTTCTAGGAGAGCTTAAGAAAGCTTCTATTAAACACTCTGACCAGGCTTATGCTGATTACTTAGATAAGTACGGCTTAGAAGATAGGTTTGATGATAAAGGTGTATATCAAGCTAGAGGCTCAGGCTCTAATGCTAACGGTGGAGTAGTAGGTTATTACGCTAACGGTGGTAGGGCTAAACGTAGTTATACTGGTAAAGGTAGCAAATGGCAAGAAGCTGACTACAAAGTACATGCTGGTGAAATTGTTTGGTCACAAGACGACATTAAACGCATGGGTGGTGTACAAAATGTAGAGCTATTGAGAAATGGCGGCTACTCTAGCTTAAATGCTATTCAAATGCCTAATGGTAAATACGCTTACTCTAATAACACAGGTACAGTACGTGGTGGTGTAGATACACAAACCTACCGAGAAGTCATGTTAGAGAAAGCAGGTAAAATCGTAGACATTCTAGAGAAAGGTATACCTGTATCAGGTATAGTCTCAGGAGACAAAGAACAAGATATCCCTTGGTACTTACGTTCATTCGGTAGTGTGATAGGTGATATAGCAGCTATGCCATTTAAGTTAGCTAATGGTCTTTACAAAAAGACTAAGCTCTCTTACTTGAAGACTAAGCGAAAAATTACTAGAGCTTTCAGTAAAGGCTGGGATGCTATTACTAAAGCAGCAGGTACTGCTAAAGGCTCTATGCTTTCACTTAAAGACAAAATGTCAGATAAATTTGATATATTTGTAGAAGGCGAAGTAAAACCTCGTCTGACGGCAGCTATGCTCAGAATAGGTAACTACTACGATGAGAAAGGCAATCAGATTACCAGCTGGTCTCAGATTACTACTGGTGGTGTATACACTAAAGATGAAGATGGTAATTTACAACAAGTACTCACTACTGAGGAACTATCTAAAGCATTTGCTTACAACTACGAAGTAGGTAAAGCTACACTATTAAAAGGTATTACTAAGCTAGTAGACTGGACTAAAGCTGGTTTCGGTAAAGTATTTGATACAGGTTCTGCTATACAGCGTCAAATTACATCCACAGTCAATTGGGCAACTAAGACAGCTGTCTCTACAGCTAAGTCGTTTATTTATCGTCCAGTAGATATCTACGTCAAAGACAAAGTAGCTGAAGGTCCTCGTATCTTAGCCATGTTGATGAAAAAAGGTTATTACTACTCTAAGAAGACAGGAGAAGTAATCAATACACCAGATGAGATTGATGGTGAAGTAGTTGACAAAGACGGCAATATTGTACTCTCTATCGAGGACATGAAAGCTGGCTTAGTAGATGCTAGCAACAAGCCGCTCAGATTCGGTTTTATTGATAAAGCACTCTCTTGGTTAGGTAAACCTTTCGGCTTAGCCATGAAATCCGGTAAGTTTATCACTAAGACAGCTACTGGTTTAGGTAGAATGATTAAAGATGGAGCTTCCTCATTATTCGGGGGAGTGAAAAATTTCTTTGCTCAGTTCTTTGGTGATGGTGGTGTTATCTTTGCTAACTCTAATAAGCTAGTAGATAAGTTAGATGCTATCTACAAACTGTTAGATTGGAGACTACCTGGTGAAGGTAATGGACAAGGTATTAGTTCTAAGAATAGATTATCAGCTCTTAAGAAAAAAGAGCAAGAGATTAAAGAGAAGCTAGAAGCTGAAGCTCGTGCTAAAGCAGGTATAGGTGATGGTAAACCTAAGAAACTCTCTAAGTTTGCTAAAGCCATGGCTAAAAAACTAGGGTTTAACTTAGGTGGTGATGATGAAGATGAAGAAGACAGCGATGAAAAAGGCTGGCTAGAGAGAGCTAAAGACAGATACGATGACTGGCGTGATTCTAGAGAAGAGCGTCGCGGTAGAGGTGGTAGAAGTAGTAGACGTGGTAGAATGGGTAGAATGCGTACTAGAGCACGTGCTGGTGCTAGACGTGTAAGAAACGGCATGCGTAACGTAGGACGTGGTTTACGTGGTAGACTGCCTAGAGGTGTGCGTATGCCTAGATTACCTAGCATGGGTGGTGGATTCAGAATGCCACGTATACCTGGTGGAGGACTAGGTCTAGGTGGTTTAACTAAAGGTGTAGGCGTAGGCATGGGCTTATCCATGCTAGCTGGTGCGGCTAATGCTACTGGTCACGAGACTATAGGCACTATGCTAGACATGGCAGGTAATGCTACTACACTTATCTCGGCAGCACGTTTCGCTATGCCATTAATCTCTTCAGCAGCTCCAGCTGTAGGCTCTGCTCTAGCTACTGCTGGTACGGCACTCTCTAGTGGCTTAATGGCAGCAGGCACATTCCTACTGACTAACCCAATAGGCTGGGGTATCTTAGCAGCAGGTGCTATTGCAGCTGCAGGCTATGGTATCTACAAGTTCTTCTCTTCTAGAAAGAACCTAGGTCCAGTAGGTAAATACCGCATGGCACAGTACGGCTTTAAATACGACGATAAGAAAGCAGCACAAAAGATGTCTGACTTAGAAGCTCTGTTTGATGATAAAGTAACCTTTATGCCAGATGGTAATGCTGTACTAGATGATAAGATTGAAGTCAAGAAATTCTTCGATGCACTTGACGTAGACATGGAGAATAAAGAAGCTGCTCAAAAAGCACTTACTTGGTTTGCAGAGCGTTTCTCACCAGTTTACTTACAGCATCGTAAAGCTGTTAATAAACTCAACTCTAAAGAGAAATTTACTGAAGTAGAAGATAAACTGACAGCTAAACAGAAACTACAATGGATTAAAGCAGCTAGATTCCAGGATGGTCCTTATAACTTCTCAGATTCTCCTATCGAAGAGTACACTCAACTCTTAGGTAAAGACAATGTAGAGCAAGCTTATAATGACTTAGTACCTGAATTAGAGAAAGCAGCTGCTAAAGAAGGTAATTCAGAAGCTGGTACTGCTACTGCAGCAGTGGCTACAGCTACCGCAGCTGCTAGTGCCACCACAGCACTAGCTAATGATAAGTCTGCTAAAGATACTGCTACTAGTAAAGCAGCTAATGCATCAATGGCACCAGCTACTACTGCTGCAGCTGCTGTAAGTACTAAGATGGCTAATGCTGGTAACGTCACTACTATTACTAGCACAGGTACAGTACAACAAGTAGACGTATCTAAAATTACAGAGCTCAGAGCTATCCGCATGTTTGCCTACGGCTTGAATGAATTAGACTCTAGTAAAGTATCAGCATTGCTCTCATTAGAGAAAGCCATGATTGGATATACACAAATAGTATCTGGTTCAGACGTAGCATTTAATGGTGATTTGGATGAAATAGCTGATAAGTACGCAGTACTCTTTGGTATTGATACGCAATACGAAGAAGATAAGCAGATGTTTGTAGATTATCTGCAATATCGTTTCTTACCAGTATTGATTGAATATTTGTCAGCTTCAGTTAAGATTACTAATAAGCTCAATATTGAAGCAGCAGCTGATGATAACATGCGTGCTGATGATGCAGTAATTGTGGCACAAGCTATCATTGCTGCAGTAGGTGGTAAAGGAGCTGTATGGTCAATAGAGTTTGGTCTCTGGGACTATTATAAACTCAACACCTCTGTTAAATCAGTAGAAGGCTATCTTGAAGTAATCAAGAAAAATGTACAGAATAAAGCTCTCTTAGCTCCTACCGCTGATAAAGCTATTGAAGAGATAGCTAAAGCTAGACCTGAGCTAGACAAGACCAATCGTAATAGAGCACAGCAAGCTGCAGCTAATCAAGCTAAAGCTACACAAGCTCAACAACGTACTGGTTTCTTTGATGGCTTAAAAGAGACAGCTAGTAATGTAGGTGGTTTCTTAAAAGATACTGCTAAGAGTGCTGGTAACTGGATTGGTAATGTCGCCAATAGTGTATCTAACTTCTTTGGTGGTGGGCCAGTATACGACAATGCTGGTGCTGACCCACTAACCGACCTTACTCCTAGCGGAGGTGGTAATCTCACCTACCCTGGTAGTGGTGGTACTATTGAAAACGTACCACAGTCTAAAGGTGTAGGTTGGGCTGCTAATAGAGAGACTATTCTAGCAGCAGCTAAAATCGTAGGTGTAGACCCAGGTATGATGGCTGGTATGGCAGCACAGGAATCTGGTTTAAACCCTGCGGCTAAAGCACCAGGTGGGTCGGCTACAGGTCTTTATCAGTTTATCGCAGATACCTGGAATGGGATGATGCGCCGCTATTCTGGTAAATACAAAATACCACCAGGTACTCCTCCTACTAATGCGGCAGCTAATGCCTTATTAGGCGCTCAGTTTATCAAGGATAACTTAGAAGGCCTCAAGAAAACAGGTAATGTCACTCCAGCTGATGCTTATCTAGCACACTTCTTAGGTTTAGGTGGTGCTAGAAAAATGCTTAGCATGGAACAAAATCAGCCTGCGGCTAGTGCCTTCCCTAAGGAAGCGGCAGCTAACAAGTCTATTTTCTACAAACCAAATGGACAACCTCGTACTGCAGCTGAAATTAGAGCCTGGCTCTATCAAGCCATGGTAAGACAGCATAAAGCATTTAAGGTAGATGTACCTATTGGTTCAGGTCCTAATACAGTAGGTTCAGGTGGGCAGACTCCTAGTGCTAAGAATACAGCTACAGCACCAGGCTTTGATGCAGATGCTGAATACAACAAGAAAATGATGGGTATAGCTCAATCTCGTAAAGCTGTAATGGAGAATAAAAACCTTACAGCTGAGCAGAAGAAAGCTGCCCTCAAACAGTACGATGATGTAGCAGCTAAGATGTCAGCAGATTATGCTGGTTACAAAAAGTCTAGACAAATCTTAGGCCAACCTTCTGTGGCTAAAAGAGGACTTATTAACAATGTGCCATCTGGTAATACATCCTCTAGTAATCCTTATCTAGCACAAGCTAATCAGTACTCTGGTTATAAAGGACAAGCTGGTACAGGTACAGATGAAGTAGGTCCCGACTCAGGTAGAGACGCTGGAGCTAGTAGCTCTAATAGCTTACCAGCAGGTTCTCCTCCACCTAATCACAGAGCAGTAAAAGCAGCACGTTATGCACGCTCTAAAGCACATCCTAAATCACAAGGTCTTTGTGCTCGTTATGTGGTAAATGCATTGCAGGCTGCAGGTTACAAAATGTCTCGTGGCAATGCAGCTACACTAGCTCCTGGACCTATCTCAGCAGCTGGTTTCAAACAGATACCTAACAATGCTAAGCAAATGGTAGGCGATGTTAAAGTTTGGGAAGCTGTACCTAGTGCCGGTGCTAAATACGGACACATCTGTATTTGGGATGGTCAAAACTGGGTATCAGACTTTATTCAGCGTAGTGCTTTCGTACGTGCTATTTACCGTACTAGCCCACACTCCACATGGCGTGATGCTACACTCATCAATGGTAAAATAGAGATGGGTAATAGTGATACCATGGGTACTGGTGTAGACGCTGAAAAAGGAGCTACAGTTACACCTAACGGTGGTACCGGCTCTACTAATAGCTTACCTAGCTTATCAGCTGGTACTAGTACACAGACTGATGCTTGGGCTGCTGTACGTAAAGGTAATACAGTATCCTCAGGTAGTATCAATGACTTCCAAGGTACTAGTGCTTTTGATAGTTATCAGAATATCCAAAGAGCTATAACAGGTGAGAAAACCTCAGCTGAAATGGAAAAAGAGAATGAACGCTCAGTAGCGTATCGTAGCTTGAAAGAGCTCGAGACACACACTCAGCTATTGACAGAGATTAGTAGTACTCTGAAAGAGAAATTAGGTAAGATTACTAGCATGAATAATGCTACAGTCATGCCTAATGTAGATGATATACGCAAAGAAGCAGACTCTAAGCCTACTTTGAAAGACATTTACAAATCGACAGTAGCAGCCCCACTACAACCTAGTGGTAATTCACTACGTGTAGCTAAGACTGCTATCAAATAGCAGCTAGTCTGTTATCAAGTAGTAGTAGTAGAAAGTAACCTAGGAATAATATGGTAATTGGTAACACAATTATTACCACGACATTCTAAAGTAGTTCAGGGATTAGTCATGGTTTACTCCTTATGTTAGGTTAAGATACGAACGAGAACGGTATATGCTCCAGGGGTGGTCTAGTACTACCCCTGGTCGTATGCCGCATTCGTACAAGCCTCATGCGGCGTCTACAGAGTACCACTTGTAGGTACTCTGTACTGCTGGATTTCTATGTTTTTAATAATTTTACAAAAGAGGTGTTATAATGGTTTATCCAGTAGCCATGGATTCTAGCTGGGTAAGACGTAGCTTCTTACTACCAGCTGATAAACTACAAGCCATAGACGCCAGGAATCGTTTCCTTACTACAGCTAGTGCTAAGTTCTACGATACTTCACCTGGCGCCGCAGTCTGTATTAATCCGCCACCACAGTTTACACGTCTAGCTGATATTAAACCTAAGTCTATTCGTCGTAATGGTGCACCACTATTAAGAGAGTCAGGTCTCTACGATACTGTAAACTACGGTACTACGATGGGTAGATACTACTCTGAAGTGATAGATGATAATGCTCATGTTGTACACTTTCGCATGGGTAAAACAGCTTTCAACTCTATCTTCAGTTACCTCTCTAGTTTCTACTCTTACAGAGCAGCTTACGTAGCTCGTACTGGACGCTCACCTGGTTTCTTTTATTCATTAGGTAAATTAGCAGGTATGGTAGTAGCTGTAGCTGCTTGGCCTATTACAGCAGTTATCTGGATAGCTAAATTAGCTAAATTTGCTTCAGGTAATCCTTCTACTAAGTATGCCTTTCTGAAACCAACTATGCCTGTATATTGGGCTTGTGTACAGACCATGGTAAACCAAGTAGCTACCTACATGGGTTTCAACTCACTACATGGTACTGTAGAGAATTTAGCTTCTCCTAAAGAGGCTATGGAAAATGAGTTTTACAACAACGAATCACGTGCGGCTGGCACTAACTTACATCGTATCTTACCTGACATCTTTGATGAAGGCGGTATGATTAACGTATACGCATTAGCTACTAAAGCACAACGTTTAGCTACAGCACACCACAATTACATCTCTAAACGACTGGACAACATCTTTGGAAAAGGTAATCTAGCTGATGCTGTAGTCAATGCTTATTCAGACAACTTTGAACCACCTAAACCATTAGGTTGGCAGAAGATATTGAATGCGTGGCAGGATAAAGGTGTGTTTGGTTTCTTTACTGAGGCTCTAGCAGAGTCGGGTGTGGATGTACGTGATAATCTAGTAGCTGAACCTGGTATTGATGATTATTTTAAAGCGGAGATGCAAGATGGTGCTGCTTGGGTGTCATTCCGCGTAGAAGAAGGTGGTAGTATATCAGAATCCTTCTCTAACTCAGCAGCTGAAACAGAGATTAAGAATGTAATTGATCAGCACACTAGTGCAGTGCGCTCTAAGATACAAGGCTGGGCAGGTGGTAATGTAGCCAACTCTATTACTAATACAGTAGGAGCTGCGCTAGAACCACTCAAGAACTTCCTAGGTGGTTTAGCTGATTCTACTGGTTTAGGTGGTATTACAGCTATCCTAGGTACTAGCTACTCAGACGTACCACAACACTGGGAAGCTAGCTCAGCCTCTATGCCTAGACTACAGTACACTATTAAGCTTAATACACCTTACAACAACATGCTCTCTAAGATGATACATGAGATTGTACCTCTTTGCATGTTAATGGCAATGGGTATGCCACAGTCTACTGGTCCTCAGTCTTACAACGCACCATTTATGCTACAGGTATTCGATAAAGGGCGCGGTATGGTACGCTATGGCATGGTAGACTCTATTACGATTACTCGTGGTACAGCTTCTACTCCTTTCTCTCAGTCTAGAATGTATAATGGCATTGAGGTATCATTATCCATCATGGATTTGACTACGGCTATGCACATGCCTATTACGGCAGCTCCTACACCTGGTACTACTACTAGTGTAGCAGCTACCTTCTTAGGTAGTCTTTTAGGTTCAGGTGAGCAAGGTCAACAAGAAGTAGCGGATGGTGTAGCTAAATCAGTAGGCGCTGTAAATTCATTAGCAGCTGGTATCTCAGGTGATGACGGTAACGGCTTCTTCTCTGATGATACAGCATTCAGTGATTACATGTCTACACTAGCTTCAATATCGCTGCATGATTCTATCTATTCATTTCCTAAATTCACGAAGAGATTGTCTATTGCCATGTCTAACTGGCGTACACATTACTCTGTACCTAGCACTGTATCAGCAGTAGCTGATACTGGCTTATTTAATACGTTTAGAATATTTTATCGTGGTGCTGAGAAAACACGTTAATAAATGCTCTAGGAGCTTGCTAGAGAGTATTTATAGCCTCTAGCTATACTACCCTACGATGAATGCGGCCATAGCCCTAGGAGAGCTTTATAGGCTCTCCTAGGGTATATGCCTCGCACAGCAAGCTACGCTCAGCGTAGCGAGCTATGCCGTATGTATCTATCCAAACACACTACCTTGTGTATCTACATTGAAAGTATTAGTCTTGATTACAGTCTTAGGGAATCTCTTCTGTAAATCAGCTAATACAGTAGTAGGACTAAAGTGCTTAGCTAACAATAGTAGCTTCTCATCTTTAGTAGCATTACTATCATTAGTCAAACCATTAGTAAACGTCTCAGTAAAGCTATCACTAGCACCTAATAACTTCTCTACACTCAATATCTCTTCATTCTTTCTATCAGTCAAATACCACTTCTCATCGTAAGCCTTATAAGTACTCTTAATATCAGAGTAGTATTTATCATCACTATCCTTACTAGCATCATCACTCAGCCATTGCTTATTCCAGTTCTTATTGACTTCTTCTACTAGTCCAGGAAATAGACTCTTCATCTCAGCACTACCCATGGTATCTACGATACTCTTGATATTCTTCAAGTCACTCATGCTAATAGACACAGGCAGTATATCGTTTACAGCACGTCTTACTACATCATTCTCTAATAGCTTAGTCACTTCAGCAAAGCTATTAGGAAAACCATTCTTAGTAGCCTCATTCACTACACTAGCTACAAAACCAGCTTGTGCTCCTAAGTCCTTTATCTTAAATAGCTCATTATTACCACTGAAGTGATTAATCAGTTTAGCAATAGAGTCAGCATTGTGCCAATCTGTACTACGTACTCTATTAGCAGCCTGTGCTCCTTTTACTACAATATTTTCACCATTAGTCACGACAGTGTACAAAGGACTACCAGGCTGTACCCCAAAACCACTCAATAAGTCCTTACTCAGACCACTGACACCAGCTAACTTATCTAGTACATTACCACCGCCTTTAAAAGCAGATTTTACTTTAGCAGCTACACCTACTACTTTTTGTACTTTCTTCAATAAGTCATTACCTTTAGTCAACGCTTTACCTAAGTCAGTATTAAAGGTAGTAGCTTTATCAGTCTCATTATTGTTGAGTACCTTAGCACCTTTAATATCTTTGTACTGGTCTACTACGATAGGTTTACCATCACCACGCTGTACAAAGAAGTTAGGGGTATCTCTATTAACACTAGTATTAGTAGGCTTACTAGCATTATTGCCTTTACTACCTTTACTATTTTTACTAACAGGAGCTGGATTAGGTTTCTTAACTTTAGGCATTTCTCATTATCCTCAAAAAAAATAAAATCATACCAACCTAAGTAGACGGTATTACTCGTATCGACTAGTGATACTCGTAGCGCCTGGACTCTACGAGTCCGGCATATTGAGAGGAGTAGCTAAATGCTACTCCTCTGTTATATCACATGATGTTGGTTACAGTGAAAGAATAGTCGTAATGATGACCGTAATAGCTACCAGGCTTATCATTCCATTCTACTTTCATACCGCGATTACGTAGCTCCTGAGCAATGTCGGCATACAGCACATAGTCATGTTGTTTGTTGTTCAGGATAAAGATAGCAGTATTGTGTCCATTGTGAGCTTCTTCGTATACATGGGTTAATACTTCTTTTAGTACGCCTTGACGTGCGCCTACAGTAATAGCAGGGCGAGCAGTAGCTTGTGCTCGAGTCACTACAGGAGTGTAGTTAGATGGAGCGGCGTGAGCTACTTTTAAAATCATTACAAGCATCATCATGATGCAATAGATAGTACGTGTCATTTCAAATTTCCTTTAGATTAAAAAGAGGACACACCACTAAGGATGTGCCCAACATGGTTTAACAAACTTAAGATCAGTATTACAAAGTAGTAGGAGCCTCAGGCTCAGAGGAACCATTACCAGCTTCTGGGAAGCTATTGCCAGTTTCTGGGAAAAAGTCAGCAGCTTTAATTGGGGTACCATCTTCATGGAAGAAGTCATCTACTTCAATATCAGCAGGGTCTACTACGTCGCTAGACGTCACTGTATCGTTGGATACTACAGACTCTGTAGTTTCTACTACAGGTTCAGTCAGTACCTCAGCTACAGCAGCAGTTACTTTATCAATAGCTGCATTCACTAAATCATCTGTCAATTTTTCAGCGGTTTCTTCAGAGCTATATTCTTCCATGCTAAAGCCGACTTCATCTACTTCACTACCAGCAGTAAAGTCTTTGTCTTTTACACGTGGTACGAAAGGCTTATTCTCCGAATGAAGGTTCGCAGCTTGGGTATCCTCAATAGATTGCTCTTCAGTAGTAGCTTTTACTTCCTCTGCAGGAGTGTCTTTCACTACTTCTTCCATCATCTCTACTAAGCTCTCACCAAGCCATGAGTAGTCACCTACTAAAGCTTTATACTGCTTACCAGCCGCTTTAGCTTTCAGCTCACGTGCCAGTTCTTCTACAGCCCATACACGAGTACGGCTATCAGGATGATAATGAGGTACCTGTACACCTTCTACAGTACGTACTGAATAACACTCAAAACGCAAAGTATTAGCTACCAGAGCTTCCTCAATCCATTTGTGCTCATTAGCAATAGCACGATAACCATCCAGCATAGCTTGCTTAATCTGAGGGTCGTCGTAATCAATCACACGACGAGCTAACAACTCACGCATCTTAGTCTTATTCAAATCACGATAGCTAGGATGACCTTTACCAAAACCTACAAACAACAGCCAATGTGTCAATGTAGAGAACTTACCCAGACGTGGATAATTGAAGCTGATTAAACCCATGCTCAATACACGTGACAGACGGTCTTCACTACTAGTCTGTAGATTCAAATGTGTCTTACCTACATTCAGTGGGTTAGGCAGTTTATCAGTACGTACTGTACGTTCTTTAGGTTTACGTACAGGACGAGACTTGGGTTTTTCTTTGAGCTGGATACCAGCTTTTTGCAATGCGTCTTTAATAGACATGTTCTATTCCTTAAAGTAAAATGTGTTATTCAATGCCACGGTATTTGGCTTCTTCAGCTTCCTGAGTCTCTTTGTTTTCATCTTCCTCAGAATAGACTGGTGGTTTGTTAAACTCCACAGTCTCCTCTACCGTGGTGACTCTACCTTGAAAATCAGTACGCTCAATAATGATACGCAGCTTCTTAGTCTGTAAGAAGCGAATAGCTTGTGTAAAGTTATTCCAGGTAAAGTCTGTCTTAGCTAATGCCTTAGTAGTATTACCATGGACACTGACTTTCTTGGTATTATTCTCTACCATGCGAACATAGCTCTGCATGTAGCTATTCCACATCAGCTTATTCATGCGCTCCATCATCAGGATGCGTCTGAATAGTCTAGATAATATATTCTCCATTCTAGGAGGGATACTACTCATTTGTTTGTCTTCGGACTCTAGCATCTCGCCAATCTTGTCCGTTCTTTCATCGTAATTGTGCATCTAAGAATTCCTTTAAAATTAGATGTTGTACAATTTTCCTAATCACCAGTATAAGACTAGTCGTCTGAGGATATACTCAGCTTCCTCAAATAACAAGTCCAACGATTCAATACGTCTCTGGTACTTGATACGATTCTCTTCTACTAACTTCTGACGATACTCAATCAGATTCAACAGAACCGCTTCCATGATAGCTAATGTCTTGTCTAAATCAATAAACCAAACACTGCCATCGTTACTCTCACGAGTCTTCAAATAGCTAAAGAACTCTACTTCATGCTTACTCCTTAACAAAATATCCGCAGTAGGAAACTTATCCAATCTGCACAACTCATTGATGTCTTGCAAAGCCTCTACAAACTCGAACAGATTATTGCTTCTCACATTCATCTCTTCTTGTTTATCAGCTATGCTAAAGAACCAATGCCCTCTAAACAACGCCTTATCGTACAGACTAATGTAACGTTGTATCTTCTCTTGCCTATTAGGTATATACCCGTAACAAGCAAAGTCAGGCGCTCCTAGGACACGCACAGACCAGGCATAGCCCAGTCTGCGCAGCCTATATGCGAACTGACTAATCTCGTACCGCTCTTTAATAGAGCGAGCTTTATCCGCAAACCATTGCGTAATAGTGCTAGTCACTTTAGTGTAAAACTGCTTTAACATTTAAATACTCACTCTATTAAAAGAACTACTCAGCAGTACCAGACCAGTAAAATAATATAGTTTTTATTTTTACTAGCTTTTTACTCTAATACTACCGAATACTAAGAAAGGATACCACTATCATGGATGAGATTCAATTCGATGAACCACAACAACCAAAACTACCTGTATTAGACCTGACTGAAATGTCAGAGTCTGAAGTCTTTAACTACACACAAGCTATACGTCGTAAGCTAGCAGACAAAATGCTGATGCGTCTAGACACAGACCCTGAGTCTGTAGAAGCTCTTACTAAGCTTCTAGACTCCATGGATAAGCAAGTAATAGCTAAAGACAAAATGAAGAAAGAAGAAGAGCAGCTAGCAGGTGATAATGAAGTCAAAGCTATCCTAGCTCGTCTCATGGGTAATATACCACTGAATCCTGAAATCATTGAACATGACCCTGAAGGCTACTCTGAAGTAGATGATGCTATTGTGATACCTGATGACGTAGTAGCTAGTGCTAATATCACAGCTAATATGCTAGAGGTATCACCACGTGACATTACCTACGATGAAATCATGCAGTCTGAGGAGGTTGAGTAGCTTTAGCTAGTATACTAGCATCAATAGGTACTGCACACCAGTATTTTACATCACAAGCAGTCATGCCTATCAAACCACTATGCATCAACTCTAATGCATCAAAAGGACTAATGCCTTCAGACTGAATATATTCAGCATCTTCAGCAGTAATAGTCCTAAACGCTAGTGCAGGTATCAGTAAGTCAATCTCTGGTATCTGCACTTTCTCAAAGTTATCTTGTTGTGTTTCTAACCAACTAGCATAATCGTACATTACGACTAAATCGTATCTATTCTTTAAATACATTGGTGTAAGAAAGCTAGGTAGCATGTTTACACATTCCACTTCTACTAATTCACCAGTATGTGCTATTAATGCAGACTCAATCAATCTCATCTCTTCCTCAGTCAATACGTAAGGATAGACATTGACTGTCAATTTCACACGTTCTGGCGTAGCTGGAGCTTCTACATCCACAAATACTCTCTCAGCAATGAACCTACTTAACTGTAAACACATTAAAGTAGCCACACTGTTTATTAGAGCACTCTTATCTCTATTCTTAAACAGCTCTTCAAACTCTTCTACTGACATACCAGCTAAAGCATTATCACTACGTGTATAATACTCAAAGCTAGTCAGATACTCGTAAGGATTGTCTATCTTACCTTCAGCTAACAATATACCTAAACGAGTATCCAGTACACTATCTAAATCAACAAATACGTGACTAGTATTCATCGACTCTCACCTACTACGTAATTACTTTTATCTAATGCTGAGCTAGCTAATACAGTCACTACTACAGCATGATTATTACGTAATACATCTACGAATTCTCTAGCAGAGAGTCTATTAGTCAATAAGTCTTGACTAATACCACAAGCCGCTCTATTCTTAGGTAAAATATCTAAAATAGTAGCTAGCTCTACTAATACACTCTCGTATAGCTCACTACCTATTCTAAATCTGAAAGCAGCATAGACCCTATCAATAAAGGCTCTCAACTCAGGTCTATTATTGTAAGCACTAAACACACTCATGCTACCACTAGTAGTAGCTACAGCTAATGGATTAAATCTATCCACTAGTGCATCTACATTCTCTAATAGCTGAGCATTAGTCTCAGACAGTTTAATCAAACCAGTCTCTTTATTCCACACCTCTTTGAATACTTCTACTATTTCAATATAAGTCATGGCTGTAAATCACTTTCTAAATGTGCTGCTGTTAAATAAGCTCTCAGTACTTGAGTAGATTTTACGCCACCAGCATAAGGCTCAATCTCAGCCTGTGATACTCTACCAGTACGCCCTATTACAGTATTCATAGCTCGGAAACCTTGTACATCACCACCTCGATATTTAATCAGCTCTGTTACAGTATTATCCAAACCCTGTGCTGACAACATCTGCAATTCCATGTAAGATACTTTACCACCTTTACTATCACCAGTAGGCTGTCCGGTACGATAATCAATGGTATTGTTATCCTTAGGTATACTGATTTTCTTAATCAATAACTGAGCTTGTCGTCTAATAGGTAGTTTATACACCAAGTGTTTCTTAGGTGTAAGATATTTACTACCATCAGGCGCTATTAGCCACACACGCTGAAAGAACTCATGTCCTAACTCTTTAGCTAGTTTCAAATTCCTAGCTACATCCATCTTAATATCAGACATAGGCGGCACTACTACAGCTAGTATTTCCTCACCGCTACCTAGTCTACTAATCCAAGCATCAAATTCTTTATCAGACATGCTAGCGAAATAATCTTCGTACATCTTAGCATTCTGCCCACCTGGTAATAACTTCTCTACGTATTTCAAGATAAAGTCCTGAGCAGCTTTTCTATTCTTAGCCATTTTCTACTATCCTCTTTACAAAACAAAAGACAAAAACCCAATAGGTCATAGGACTAGCCCTACCCTATTACAGGTAGGGCTAGCTCTGAGTCTAATGCTTTACTGACAATGCTGTGCCATGAAAGGTAATACTTTCAGGCTAATTAAGTCTTTCCATTGCTCTACTTCTTCAGTATCCACTACCATCATGCGTACATCCATGGTATTAACATTACTACGCTGCAGGATACGACGAAGAGCAGAGTTAATCAAATATACCTGACTGTACTCATCTACAAAGACATTACTCAATCTAGGCATGCCATCAATAGTAGCTTTCAATACGCTACCATTAAACCCCTTCTTATCAGCCTCAGCTACTACCCAATCAATTAGATAAGGCGCTACAGGTGTAGGCTTAACAGTCTCTCTAGCGAATACATTAGAGTCAATCAAACGTTCATTCATTTTAGTACTACTCACTTTCTCTATTTATCAAAAAGAATTAAAAACCACCTAATACAGGTACTAGATGCTTATACTCAGCCTTAATGGTTTTCTTATCTTCTTCCAACCAATAAGGATGATAATTACCATTAGCCATGTGAATCAAATCCATAGTCGACAAGAATAAACCAATAGGTCTATCATCTTCTTCTAATGCCCACCAACCACGAGTCTTAGACAGAATCATGTCCCAGTCATAACCAGCCATAGCTACTTTTTCATAGAGCTCTTCAGGCTTAATCATTACCTTCTCTAGATGAAACCAATACTCTTGCATTTGACACAGCTCAGCTAAGATATTAGCAGCACGCTGTGCTCTACGATTAGTATTCAATACCTGACGCACAGTCTTACGAGTCATTTTTACATCAGGTAATAAACAGAAAGCATAGTTCTGTACACTACCTACTAAACCAAATCTATTACTCTCTTTTAAGTAATAAAACTCAGTAAGACTAGGTAATACACCTAACGTCTGTGATACAATAATCTGCAATTCAAACCCAGTAATACCTTCCTTATTACGGATATTAGACAAGCTAATCAAACGCAAGTCAGTATCACCACGCTTATCATCATTCTCATCACGTGGAAACTCAGGCTCTTTAGTACCTTGGTTAATCAGAGTCTTAGTATTTTTAGCATACCACAGGGTATTAGGTTGATACAGAAACTTATTAGGTACGTTCTTCAATTTAGTACCTTGTGGTAAATCAGCTAATACTTTAGCTACAGGTTTACCTGGGTCAATTTGAATTACATCACCTACATGAGCTGTTACGTAGAAGTAAGTATTACTACCAGCTGCTAGAGCAGGTAATTCCATCAACATCTGTGTTTTGTGTTGTGATAGCTTCATGGCTACAGTGTTTTGACCACTCTCACCGATCTCAGCATTATCTTGCATGCGTTCTACACCATCTGTACTTAAATCACTAAGACTATCACATTGCTGAAACGTAGGTAATAAACTCATCAGAGGTTTACCATCTCTATCCACAAATGGTGTCTTCACTAACCAATCATTACTCTTCTCTACTTTATCTTTACAGTGTGTACGTACAGTATCAAACCATTTGTTACCATTATACACACTCTTATCAGTCTTACTCCATTCACCTTCTAATACTACATCAGTAGGACTATCCCAGTGTAGTCTGCGTACATTATTAGCAACATCAATCAAACGTTGTTCATTCATGGTCATTTCACTATCGTAGCTATTAATAAAGCTAGTAGCAATACGATACTGAGCTACAGCTACTTCGTAGTGCATGATAGTAGACTTAAAGTTATTAGGCTTACCAGCCATACCGGTGAAATGAGCCAGTCCACCATTTAGGATACTTTCACCATGAATACCACGATAATACTTACCAGTAGGAATATCTAACAAACAACCTACATTGATGCTCAGCTTTACAGCTTGAGCAGGTTTCAATAAAGCATCAGCTCGTCTTTTAATCAAAGCCATTTTAAATCACTCACTTTCTAAATCATCAGGACTTCTAAAACCTAAAAACACAGGAAATCTGGGAGCAGCTAATGCTCCTACAGGGAAATGTTTATACTTAGCTAACTTACCTACTAGAGAGTCTCTATTCTTCCAAAGCTCTATTCTCTCTTCTTCAGTAAAGCCAGTACCGATATTGAATAAGATACCATCTTTAGTACGGCAGACCAAAGCACCTAAGCTATCAGTAGCTACTAAGTTATCCTTAATAGTAGCACGAGCTGTATGTCCTAGTTCATTTACAAAAGCTTCATTCTGATTGACGTATCTACAAATGCTATCCAGTACCTCAGCTTCATCATCAGCAAATCTCTTGAGCTTCAGCAATATACCTTCTTTTTCAGTACTCCTACCGTACTTATACTTACCATCTACACTACGTAGCATGACTCCTTCAAAGCCAGACTCTACAGCTACACGTTCAAAATCCAGTACTTCTTCTTTATTATTCAGTAGTACTTGTTCTACTAGTACACAATGCTTTTTAAAGTCACCTAATGTACTAATTAGCTTCAGAGTCTCTAGCCTAGTACTAAAGCCCTCTTCATTCACTACGTCAAAAACAAAGAAACGTAATCCTTTTACATCAGCATCATGACTAGTCACTACACTAGTAGTGTGTCTAAAGCAATCCTCACTACAAGCATTACCTACAATCAACTCACCATCTAACCCTAGAGTATTGACAGCACTTAATAGTTCTTGTACTCGCTTATTAGCAATAGGTTTATTACTCCTACTCCTAATCTCACCATCTTTAGCAATAGCTCTTACACCGTCTAACTTGACACTAGCATATACTGGATAAGTAATAGTATCTAAATCCTTTACAGTAGCAGCTAATAAAGGTTTAAACATGATATATTTTACTCCTATTTGCAACAATCAGATAAAGTACTAATTGTGTATATTTTTTCCTATAGTCCAGCTAACTACTAGACTATTAGTCAATATGCTGTCTAGCTAGCAGTATATTTCCATTCCTTTTATTTTTTAATTGCAATTAAGAAAGAAGACTAAACATGAAAAATGTAGTATTATCAGGAGATGAATTCAATAATGGTTTACTCCTGTTTCAAAAAGGACCTACTAAGAAAGAGATTTTGCCTAATGACAAAGTCAATGGCTTAATCAATCAAGGCTTAGCAGATATAGACGAGCATGAAGTAATTGCACTCTCTGAGAAAGGCATGCAATACTATCGTGAATACGAAGAAGACGTAGCTCAGAATGAGAAAGAGAAAGAGGCTGATGCAGCTATTATTGAAGCTAAGAAACAAGCTGCAGATAAGATTAAAGACCAGCCAGCTGAAGCCACTAGCTTGGGTTCAGACTCAGCTCCTGAGGAGTCAGAGTCTACTGATGAGACAGAGTCAGGTGAAGAACAATCTGAAATGGTAGATGAAAATAATCCACCTGAGGCTGAAGAAGACCCAGCTAATGAAGAAACTGAGCACGCGAAAAAAGACATGGAAATGGCTAAAGAAGCAGCTATCTTGTCTGTACCGCACATCGCACAAGAAGGTGTATCGGAGCTACTGAAAACCACTATGCCTTCATTAGTCAATGGTTTTCAAGCTCTAGTCAATACCATCAAACCTAAAGAAACTGTAATGGCTCTTACAGTAAAAGAAGCAGTATTACTCAAACGTGTAGAGCAAATCACTTACATCAATTTAGCTGATTTAATGTTACCAGTACCTGAAGGTATGCAAACTAAGTATCTCACTTATATTGCTATCTTAGAAGATGCCGTTGAATATGCGCAAGGTATTGCAGCTAATCTAGAAGAGTTTACTAAATGGGTAGCTAAGATTATTACTAACGCTTCTATGCGTAATGATACAGCTCGCCATGATAATCGTTGGCGTAAGATGCAAGATGAGCGTGAAGTACGTTATAAAGCAATTGGTAGCTGTTTTGGTACTACCAATAATGACAAGCTCAAGTACTCTAAGCTCTTAGATAGAAACGCTGACTGGCATGAAGTAATCAATCGTGCACACGGCTTGACTAAAGCTATTAACAAAATTGACCGTACTGAGCTACTGAAACAGTCTAAACATGTACAATCTCTTTTAGAGAAAGTATTAGAGACTAGTAAACGTAATGGTTTTGATGCTACTTCACCTGAAGTATTAGCTTCATTGTCAGAAGGTAGTTTTCAAATAGCTTCAGAACTAGAATTCTACTCTGTAGTGTTCTATCGTACTTCTACGTTCTTGAACCGACTAGAAGCAGCTATTGCTACATTAGACAAGTCTACTAGCCTCAAAAAGAAATAAGATAATTTAGATACGCAGTCATAGTTCGTACTAACAAACGATACCTGTATCGTCAAGTAGTACTCACTGTGTCGCTACGCAGCCATAGCCCAGGAGTAGCATTTAGCTACTCCTGGTTCTATGCCGTATTAAGCTGGTTGTTTAATAGTAGTATATTCACGTACGAATTGTTCTAAATCAGTACGTAGTCTACCGTAGCGTAAGCAATCCGGTACTTTCTCCAATAGACTAGCAAAACTAGCTTCATCGCCTTGACGAGCTTTCTCTACTAGTTCTACTACTTCGCCTCCCCAAATAAGACTCTGCATGTGTACAGGAGCTAGTAGAGCATTCTCACGCTCTTTCTCAGCTATCAGCATGAATACTGTATTCAATCGATGAATAGTGGCATCACTGATATCTTTCTTATTGCGTACTTTACCGTACAAGCTACCTATTACAATCACACGTTTCATCCTATCGGATAACGTATACTTCACTACGGGTAATGTACAAAATGCAATACCCTTCTTAAACCATTTTTTCATTTTTTACTTACCTCGAGTCAAAGATTTTTGTAATTCGCTGGCAGAGAGTATACGGACACTAGAGTAATAACCAGTAGACAATACACGCCCTTGGTCACTATCTAACATTACCGCATAGCTGAAGACACCAGCAGCTTCAGCTTTAGTCAAGAGAGTCAGAGTAGTGTTTTTCTTCTCTAGTCTCTTTAACGTATTTCTATCTGGTAGGTCTTGTCCTAGTAGTAATATAACCTCAGTCTCTAATATACCAGCTTCTAGTGTGCTATCGAAATTAGCTACTACTTTGACCTTATTAGTACCTACCTTTACTTCTTTGAGTAGTTCATTCTTTTCATTGTAAAACAAACTAGTCAAATCAGTACGTACGTAATCCTTATTACCTTCTACGTAACCTGTAAAGAACTCAGCTAGAGCATCTCTTACTTCTAATACCTTGTAAGATAGATGAGGCGGTTGTAGTAGATGAGTAATCTGTTTTCTATCCTTAGCTCTATCAGCAGTCCAAAGCTCATGCTTAGGAGCACCTGCATCAATCAAACACTCTTTACCTACTAGAGCATAGTCACGTAATAGCTTCTTGTTAATCAGCTCATTAGTGTCTACTGCAAACATTACTGGTAGCTTGTCTACAGACTCAGCCTGACGAGTAATAGTCTCTTCAATCACTTCAGCTATCTCAGGCTGAAATTCATCATTGTACTCTACTAAGCAGAAACCACAATCACTGAACTTTTTACCTAAGAACAATAAAGGCTCTTTAGAGTTGTAAGTAAAATAAGCATTACGGTGTGTATTCTCACTAGCCATAGTCAGGATATAACGATTAAACAACAAATCAGGTCTGTCGTAATCATCTTTCCAATAACCTTTAGCATCAGATACAGTACACTTGTAGCTATCATTACCAGTTACAATAGTCTTACTAGCTGCTATACTCAAAGCAATGGTAGCCAGTTTGTCTGCTGTCTCATTACCCAAGTGACCTTCGTGTCCTTTAATCCACTGGATAGACACTTTAGCTTGTCCATTGAGTGTAGCGTATAAGCTAAACAATTCTCGCCACAGTTCTACATTGCGTATAGGTTGACCATCACTCTTGATAAAACCACGAGCTATCCAAGTCTCTCGATACTCATTTACACCTTTTACTACATACTCCGAATCAGTATACAGCAGTAATAATTCAGCCTTTCTATCAATAGCTAGTCTCAAACCACAAATAGCAGCTTGTAGCTCAGCTTCATTATTACTAGCTAGTCTACCGAATGAATAGATAGCATCAAAGTAATGCTCTACAGTAACATCTACTGGTAGATAAGGACTTTCTCTGTCAATAAGCTCTAGTAACTCTTTTCTATTCTTGAAACTCTTAATAGCATGTGCGTTAGCTACTTCTTCAGCAGTCAGATACCCTGACTGCGTCAGAATGTATTTATCATTACCAGTACCTTGCTTAGGTTTCTCTAAGCTAAACTCATAGCCGTGTAATCCACTACCTGCAGCACCAGGATTACCACGGCTACCACCATCTGTATACAACACAATGTGTGACATTTCTAAAATACCTCTTTAATGGTTGATATCAAAGTAATTATCACTTAGATACTCCGTCATTAGCTACTTTATTTTTCTTCTTAGCAGCCTTAGGTTTCTCTTCTTCAACAGTCACTACTACACTAGCAGCATCACTAGCTACTACAGCACCTACTGCTTTATCAATTTTACGCAGAGGGTCTTTAGATGGCTCTTTAATACAACCCAAAGCTCTCATCTCCTCTACTAGTTTGTGATGCTTTCTAAAATGACTTATTGCATACTCAGTCATCATTGCACTGTAGAACACACTACCAATAAAGCAGAAGAACAAAAGAGTAGCTTTACGATTGGTAACCATAGCGTCTTTGACTGCTACTTTACCAAAGAAGAACACCCAAGTAAAGTTCCAAACGAACTTAGTCACTGCTTTTGCAGTTAGTAATATCATGGTTTGCATTTCCTTTCCTGTTTCTGTAAAAACATATTAAAATTACCATACTCTACTTTATATTAAAGAGCATGCAGACTTCGTATGATTTGCTGAATTTATTGACCCTTTATAAAGGAATCTACCAACATGATTATCATTAAAGCATTTGCTAGTAATAACCTATTAGCATTGAATACTAAAGACGTAGTAAACCCAATAGGCGAGCTCTCAGCTTGGGCTATGACCTACGCTAAAGATAGAGGTATCTACTTTCGTGAAGATGACTCTACTACACCTAACCTAGATACAGACCGTCTTGTATTACACACCTTTACTACACGTAAGGACAATGAATACATTGAACTTACTAATGAGCTTAGAGATAAAATCCTTACTGTAGTAAACTGGACTTATACTCACTCTGTCAATAAAGCAAAAGAGATATTTGCGCATGAGCTACTCAATGAGCTTATTACTCAATTTCAGACTCAAGCTGCTGATTTCAAATCAGGACCTATCACTAAAGATGCTAATATCTGGATGCCAGAATGGCTCTCTTGGCGAGTACTAGGTGAAGCTGAAGAGACTCACGTATACGTTTGGTTCTCAGACTCAGCATTCCGTAGTGGCTACGATGACTTTGAACTCACAGTAGTACCTCCTATTAAAGGCATAGACCAGTTCTTCGGACAGCAGTCTAAAGTAGAGTCACTCCTAAAAGCACGTACTGTACCTATTCGTATCCAAGAGATACAAGAAGCTAAAGACGATAAGCCAGAGACTATTCTAAAATCATTGATGTTTCCATGGCATAATCCCTTTGACCCTGATAAGACAGTAGAGACCTATTGGGATGTACTCATCTACGGTGAAGCAGGTGATAACATTGACGCTATCAAAGAAGCACTCAAGAAATACATCCTAGCTAATAGTACACACCCTGAAGAAGAATGGAAGAAGGTATACCCCGATATTTTCAAGTCTACTGAATTCATCATTCTACCTGACTGGTACAAATATGCTATTCCTAACCGTGTAACTGAAGCTGGTATCTACTCGCCTAACTTACAAGTCTCTACCATCATTGAGAAGGTCAGAGAGTTTGCTAGTAATAATGAACAATATCCAGAGGCTCATGTAACACGCTATGCTGAAGTAATAGCACATCCTTACAAATCACTACAGCTTACAACCATTGGTAGTATTGAGAATCGTGATAACAAATACCAGCTCTCAAAACTATATCCTGATTATATCGCACAACAATCTACTAGTCAAGACTTTAACCGTCAACTACAACCTACACGCGATTGGTCAGAGAAACTTACACAGATGCTGATTATAGCTGAAGAGATGACCCCTTTCTCTAATGTACCACGTATTTTCACTAAGCTAGTACGTGACGAGAAGCTCTACTTAGTAATGTCATTAGACAATATCAACTACCTAGTAGCAGCTAAGCACAACTACGAACCACAGGACTAATAGACCATGGCTAGTATTATCTTACCAGAAGTACACTCTTCAGGACTCTGGACATTAAAGTCACCTTATCAATCCTTACTACTACCTAGTGTATATTACACTTGTATAGCAGTTAGGAAAATGGAAGACTTTATCGTACTAGGCATAGACCCATTCGCTGCTTATTACGAACCTTTTAATCTAGAGAAGAGTAAGTACCAAGAAGACTTATTAGCAGGACATTGTATTATTACAGTAAAGACTGCTACTAATGAAGTAAAGTCATTTCCTAGCTCTATGCTAATTAGCTTTCCTACAGGAGGTGGAGTACTTTATCAAACGCTAGCGATAGCTATTGATTTAGGCTCTTTACCTGTGGATATGGATTTGACTGGTTTACAGAATAAATTGAAGGATTTAGTAAGAGACACAGTAGGAGTAGAAGGTACTCCTAGACTAGTCAATCTCTCTACTAAACAGCTAATAGATAGAGAGTCAGCTAAGAGTATTGAAGCTGCTCGTAGTGCTAAGATTAGGACTAGTACTACGCTGACGGCTGAGAATCTAGCACTCAAAGCACAAGTAGCAGAGCTACAAGCTAAACTAACTGATGCTGAGAACTGGATATTAGCTCACCAGTAATAGTGAGCTTATACACACAGCATACTCCTAGGGATAGCTTAATTGCTATCCCTAGGCTATGTCTGTACTTATTTAAACTTCACATGCTGATTATACTCTCTAGGTACTGTGATGTTGTCAGCACATAACACACATACCTCAGCATTAGTCAAAGCACCATGAGCATCTTCGTAATGACTAATCATGAATAGCTGACTGTAGGCTGACTCATTAGTAATAGACTTAATAGCTTCAGCTGCTCTCTTACGATGAGTCTCATCTAAACCAGTACCAAACTCATCAGCAAAAATAGGTATATCATGCAAATGCAAATACCTACAAGCTACTATTCTAAAAGCTAGATTAATAATCTCTTGCTGTCCCTTACTACCTAGTCCTATATCGGCAATAGTATTGCTTTCATTTACCATGCTAAAAGGAAAGGTGTAATCCAATTCAGTCTTATCCTCACCTATACTAGGCTTGACTAACTGCATGGAATAAGACCAGACACTATTAATCAATTCATTCATCTGCTCTACTAAGTGACCAATAAAGCCTAATAGTCCTTTAGCTATCAAACCACTATTAGGAGAGAGTCCAGCTACTAATAGCTTAAGAGCCTTCTCCTCATTCTCTAGTCTAGTAATAGACATCTCAGCATCTTTTATCTTAGCTTCTATACGACGCATGTCATTTAGCTTACTAGCTTTACTACCTAGTTCAGCCTGTACTAGTCGTATATTGTCCATTAGCATAGTCTGTAGTGTAGAGCGTATATACATCAAACCATCATTCTGATTAGCATCCAATAGTCTATTGCATACCTCAATACCTTTAGCTATACGCTCTTTAATAGTCTGCTTATGCTGATTAGCTATTACATTAGCTTTCAGTATTTCAGACTCAGCTACAATAGAACTCAACTCAGACTCTAGTTTATCACGAGTCTCTTTAATAATAGCTAGCTCACTAGTATTGACAGCTCTTTTAGTAGCTAAGCTAGCTTCTACTGATTCTAATCTCTTTATTAGATTAGCTCTACTCACGAGCTTAGATAATACATCTTCAGCTCTAGCTAATACTCCAGCAATAGCATTAGGTTGTTTCCTAATAATACCACTAGCTGATATATACTTCCAAAGACTACTTAGCTCACTAGTACTGTGCACCACAGAGATAAACCTATCCAAGCTAGTAAGATAGTTATCAGCAATAGTGAAAAACTCTCTAGCTTCTCTGAGTGAGTGCTGTAAGTTAGTTTTGTGTTTTTCGTGTTCATGGTTATGCTCCTGTAAGAGTTTTAGTTTGTTTACATTGAATGCCGGATTGAATTGATATTTACATTCTGGACATTCTACTAGGTTGTCATTCTCATGTGCTACTAAATGACGGATTTCTACTTCATTGACTTCAATAGCATGTTTAGTCTCACGTATCTCGGCTTCTAATGAGTTAATACGACTAGCTAGACTCTGATGATAACTTTTATTGTAGCTAGACTCAGCATCTACTGGTAAGCTACTGATAGCATCAATTACTTCTAGTTTTACCGCTTTTAATCTATTTAGAGCTATTAATGGATTATCACTAGTAATCTCTAGTACCAAACCATTATTAATACTAGCTATCTCTTCTTTGATGCTAGTTACTTCAGCTTCTAATTCACTAATACCTTCTACACTACTAGCTGCTAGTTTCTCATCTAAAGCTAACATCTCGCTAGCTACTTTATTTTGTCTCTCTTGTAATAGAGTTAGTCTACTGTTATCACCTGCTATCAAGCTAGTATAGTCTACTGCTCTATTTACATCAGGATTATTTCTGTATAAATCTAATAGAGTCTTTACAGCTGTAAATGCTTTATCTCTACCAACCTCTACTGACTCTTTACTGATATTAGCTACACTATTATCACGAATAGCATTTAGAGCCTCTAGGCGGCTCTCTAAGCGCGTAATCTCCTCAGCTAATACATTCCTACCAGACTCGTCTATACGCTCGTCTACGACGCTTACAAGCTCTCTACGAGCTATCTTTAAAGCACCAGTAGTATCACGCAATCTTTCTTTTAAAGCAGCAAATACTTTCAATGCAAAGTCGTAATCTGTATCAGCTAAAAGAGTCATCCATTCCTTACGCCTAGCAGGGCGCATTTCAGTAAACAACTCTTTACCTATCAGTAACTGATGTATCTCAGGTGTATAACCAAATACCCGCTTAATCAATTCTTTCTGTACCTGACCGGTACCACCAGGATTTAACTCTTCTTCAGTATCTAGTCTAATAAAGGAATGTTTCATTCCTCTACCATTCTCTAACTTGTACTCTACACCATTGTGCTCTATCCAAATCCTTTTATAACCATCTTTCACTAAGTCACTATTAGCTATAGGCAGAGGTGATAACTCATTCATCAAGCTACTCTTACCACTGCTATTCATGCCTAGTATCAGCTGTATCTTTCTAGTGAAGCTAATATCAATCTCATTATATCCAGTCAGAGCTATTCTCTTATAGCCCGATAACACTAATCTATTAATCTTCATTTTGCTATGCACTCTAAAATAAGGTATATCATTAACACACTAATTAATCTACCGATAAGGGTATAACCTGATAAGGATACACCTGATAAGGGAGTACCTGATAAGGATATAACGGAATTAAGGAAATTACTAATGGATGCTACTACACGCTTTCAAGTACCAGATACAGAGACTAGCTCTGTAAACACACAAGACCGTACACAATCACGCTTTCGTATCTTCTCAATAGGTACAGCAGCCGAGAACCTACCACGTAATAGTGAAAGACTAGAAATCTCTCCTCTAGAGCAGCTACCTAAGATGAATGGTGAGCTCACTCAGAAAGAAGACGGCTATAGAGCAGCTAGCTCTGACCATGATGGACAAGCCTACGAAGAGAACGCTAGTATTACAGCCACTATTAACGCTAAATGGCTACCACTAGGCCAGTCTAACCGCATGACCCCTCCTAATGTAAGACGTGGTGAAGATGTAATCATTTATCAATTTGCTGATGCTGATGAATACTACTGGGATGCTAGAAACAATCAAGTAGGCTTACGTAAGCTAGAGACAGTAGTCTGGGCATTTTCAGGTACAGCTGATGAATCTGATAATAATCCCACGCCTGAAAACTGTTACGTAATGGAGCTCTCTACACATGACGGTTATGTCAAGCTTACTACTAGTAAGAAAAATGGAGAACCGTACGCTTACACTATTGAACTAAATACCAAAGAAGGTAAATATACACTCAAAGATGATATTGATAATAGCTTCACCTTAGACTCTAAACAGAATCATTTTAAAATGCAAAATGCTAAAGGTACTTTCTTAGAGCTCAAACAAGAAGCTATTAACATGCAAGCTAAGACTATCACCATGAATGGTAAACAGTCTGTAATGACAGATTCACCTTCTATTACACTAGAAGGCATGACTGGTGTGAAAGGTGATATCTCCAGCAGTAGCGGTAAATACGGTGGTAACGGTAAAGCGGGCTTCTCAGGTGACGTATTAGGTGAAAATCATGTATCATTAGTACATCATGTACACAGAGACTCTGGTGGCAAAGGTAATAGCGGTAAACCTATCTAGACTTATCTATTAATGTGGTCTAGTCAATAGACTACTCTTTTTATTTAACCCTCTTGTACAAAAGGAAATAAACAACATGAACGAATTAGAACTTTTAAAAGCTGAGAACAAAGAACTCAAAGAGCGTCTCTTACAAGCCGCTAAAGAAAACAACCGCATGAATATGCGCTTACAACAAGTACTAGCTACTATTACTAATGCTGCCGCAGCTATTGCCAGCGAGTATGCCGATTTTACAGCAGCAGTATTTGCTGATACCGAGAAATTGGAAGCTGAACTAGGTGTAGAGAATAAGCTAGTTACTCACACAGAACTTGAGTCTGGAGATGAAGTATTAGAGCTAGAACACACAGACCAGCCTTTATCTGTGACTACTCAAGATACGGAGCTAGCTCATGCATTAGAGTATCGTCGTGAGAAACATGAAGAAGATTGTGCTGATTATGTCAATCGTCGTTATTCACTCCTGATGTCAGGTTTAGATATTCCAGAGCCTGAAGCGCGTCGTTTGGCTAAAGAGTACTATCTTAAAGAACATCCAGTCCCTACAGTAGAAACGGTAGCTGAAGAGGTAGTACCCAGCTTTAAACCACAAAGCTATGGCGAATTGACAGGTAGAACCATGACTAGCTCTGAAGCAGTAGCTGCTGCTGAAGCTACTCCTTTGTTTGAATCACTCTTATCTAAAGCTACTGCTTTGTTAAATGGTGAGAGCTGTACTCTCAGTACTAACATAGCACCCGAGGTGAAAATTGTATTTGATAAGCCTAATAGTCTATTAGTGTTAGACGGTAAGTCAGAGCGTCTGTCTATTGTAGTTAATACTGAGAAAGGTTTTGACATCAGTAATGAATCATCTGTAGCTCTAGACTTTGACTCAGGTACGACCAAAGCTATTACACAACGTAGCTTAGGTGAACTAATTAATTTGAAACACATTCTAAGCAATATGGCTATTGTAGTAGCTTAATAGTTTATACGCAGCATAGACCCTAAGGGGGGGGGGGGAAAAAACAACCCACCACCAGTTCCGTCTTTACTCTTTTT